CTAGTAGGTAGGAGCAATGCAACAAACTCTGATGTCTCACCTAATACAACTAATAAGATATAAATAATATATATATATACTATATTAGTCTCACTTTTCAAACTCCTATGAAATGAGAGGTATAGTTTCAATGAAATGAGATAGCTAGTTCTTTAAGTCAAATGATATACTAATCATGTTAACTAATAGTTAAATACTAGTTAATGAATATAAATAATAGTAGCAATAAGACTAGCTCATTACTCCTCCTTGGTACTTGTGGTTACTCTGAGTTGTGAGTTTATATTAGTCTAGTTATTGAAGTTTGTAGTAAGTTTGAGTAGTAATAGTGCTAATCAAGAGAGTAAACTTATGCAATTGGTATAAGCAATAAATATCAATAGTGAGTTATTCAGTACTTGAAGTGGAAGGTTTGGCTTCGCCAAACAATCTAAAATTAACAGGCTAGAGTAAAGAGGTAGAAGCAATGTGTTATAATTATCCCTTTACTAATACTCTTCTAGTATTAGTATAATACTGAATCTTAAGAGCATGGCTCATTACTCCTCCTTAGCTCCTGACACTCAACACGAGTTGGTGTTATAACATATCATTAACATTTAACAATTTACATTATGAACATTTTTAGTAAGTTACAAGTGTATGCTGGCAAGTGGAACTTGAAAGCATCAAGAAGTTTTGAAGCAGAAGAAATTGCAGCAGTTAATAAGGCTGAGGTAGTTGCTTCACAGTATGGTAACAGTGTGTGCTTCTTCATGAAAGCAGGAGGACAGACTTATATTCCATTGAGTAATGACTCTGCATTAGCAGTAGGTGATTCAGTGGACTTAAGCAAAGCTCAGTTGCTCACTCTTGAGAAGGATGGAGAGAGTGATATTGTAAGAGTGAAAGCTTAATACAAGTGTGAGTGTAGAGTGGTAGGTTACAGAGGAAAACCCTACCACCCTTACACTCCTTTTTACTACTTGTCATAAGCAAAGATTAGCAAATACATAACTATATTTACTGTATGAACTTATTAGAACCATCATTAACTAGTGACATAGTATGGACAATAATAGCTGTATTTGCTATAACAATTGGCTGTATTATATCATCAAAAGAGAGCAAAAGAGACTAAAATAAGCAATAAAACCTCTCCTTATTGCATTTAAATAACACATATTGGAGATACAAATCAGCATCAATTGAACCAATGCACAATCATGCCTGGTTTATTAGTGAAGAACAGTAGCTAATGACATTGCATAGGGGGCTAAACCTATGAAACTTATAAGAAGATACATATAAATAATAGAAAGCTAGACTAATATAATAACTATAAGCTTCACAAGCGAAGGTGCACAGCTGTGACATACATTATAGTATTAAGCCAGTAAAGTATGCAAATTCAAAAGTTATTATCTAATCCGCATGAAATCTAGGGAGCCTTAAGGTTAGTTCAAGGACTGTGTGCAGGATATATCTACAGAGTAGTGATTCCTAATATCTTAGTGACTGACAATGACGGACTGTTGTATCCAAATGAAAGTAAAGGAGTTAAGCAAAAATCCAGAGAAAATTTAGTATCTGGTAAAGACAGATGAATAATTAGTAGATTTGTTTAGTTATTTTGTAGAGAACTACATTAGTTTAGAAGAGGTATAGGCATATTAGCTCAGTGGTTAGAGCATTCTTTATTTCACCAAGCGGAGTCTGGGAATAGTGCTTCCTGTAATTGCACTAATAAAGAAAGGTCATCAGTTCAAGTCTGATATATGCCTCTCTGTCTTAGCCCACACTAGAAGTAAGTTAGTTAATAGTATCTGGGATGTTCACTGAAAATAGTGCAAATATAAAAGTACAAGACATCACTTAGCAAGTTGGGTATGCTAAGTGCGTAGGCTACTACGTGATACACAATGATGGAATTAAGAGTAGCACCATCAACAAATAGAGTGAGGGAAGCAGGTCCAAGTGAGAATGTAGCAAGGAAGAAATAGTATAACCAGTGCAATAATACACTCACTCTATTTTTATTAGAATATAACAATTAACAAATAACATTTACCATGAGAAAGAGATTTAACAGAGCATGTATTGCTTCATCAAGTAATTATGCTCAATCAAAGAAAGCTCATAGAGCCATGCTTGAAGAGAATCATATAACTAACAGTGCATTATTCCTTATGATTAGCACTACTTCCACACCTAAAACTCTCTCACCTCTTGAGAGATTTGAGGAAGGTTTAATTAAGAAACTTGAAGAGTTTAAGCTAAATAGAGTTATATGAAGAAGTTATTAATATTTATATTTGGGATGATATTATTCATCTCATGTGCAGAACCTCTTGAAAACTATAAGGGTTATATAGTTGCAAAGAAGTATTTTATTAATGAAAATAGGGTATTACTTAAGTATTTTGATGTCAATACTATGAAATATAAATATGTCAAAGTATGGGCATTGGAGTCTCAAATTAATCAATATCAAGTAGGAGATACTATCAAATGAAAACAATACAGGATTTTAGGAATGAAGAGAGTGCTAGACAGTACTCTCTTCTCAAGTCAGCTATCAATAAACCATTAGGTAAACTAATAAAAGAAATAAGAAATGAAACTAAAGCTATTATCAATACTACTTCTAACTATAGCACTCAGTGCTTGTGTGAAGTTTGAACCAATAGTCAAGTACACTGAACCTGATGAAACTTGGGAATATACACCTCTTAAGCTTGAGAATGTGATAGAATATCATGGTTCTAATTCAAAAAGAGGTTATGTGTATTGGATGATATATACTGATTATGACTATGGATGGAGTAATCAAGTAATATCAATGGATTGGGAGACTTGTTCAACATTAATATTAATGCTAAAGGAAACTAATGCAGCAAATATTAAGAAATTAATGGAAGAACATGAGCCTACTATACTATATAAGAAAGGATATCAACCAGTTCTTGTATTAACAGATAAAGATTAATTAAAGATACTTGTTTAGTTAATACTAAGATAGTTAACTGTTTTCGGTAATTTTCAGTTAACTCAGTGTAGTCAGTATGAGAATATAGACTACACAAACTGCTCCTTTAGCTCAGTTGGAAAGAGCAATTCACTTCTAATGAATAGGTCATAAGTTCGAGTCTTATAAGGAGTACCTTTGTAAACAATTAAATCAAATAAATATGGACTTTTATAAATTAATTCAAGAACAAGGATTTAATGGACATACAGCTATGGACATTGGATGTATATTAGCACTATCCTCAGTTGAGAAGTCAAAAGAGGAGTATCTTAAAGACAATAATAATGCAGTTAAAGCAGTAGAAGATTATTGCTCAACTCATAATATTGGTACTGATTCTATGAATGATTTTCTCTGTGAAGTAAATGAATATTCGTTAAAATAATGGAAGAAACTGTTATATCTCTGGAGACAGCAAAGCTGTTAAAAGAGGAAGAATTTAATGTTAATGTTAATACTTATTATGATGAGTATAACAGATTACAAGTAGACAAACCTAAGAATGATTGGAATGACCCTTTATATTTAGATATAGTATGTTCAGCTCCTACTCAATCATTAGCTCAACAGTGGATAAGAGAAAAGGGCATACATATTGGGGTATATGCTAATGCAAGTGGTTGGGGATGGATTCTTACTAAATGTGGAGGAAATGGTTCTTGTATTAAAGAAATTGAAGATGATACATTCTTTGATACTTATGAAGATGCTCTTGAAGAAGGATTGAAACAAGCATTAAAACTTATTTAATATGAAACATTATGTATTAGTAGGGTGGCCTGAAATCCAAGATTTCATGCTACATGACAGATGGAATGAGTGTATATTCTGTATAGAAATAGAAGGACACCCAGTTGGAGATAGCACTTATGCAGTACCTCTTGACCTTTATGAAGAGGTGAGTCATACACAAAGTACTAAAGAAACTCTTGAGGAGGCTGCTAATTTTATTAGTATGGCTACATTTGAGTTAGGAGAGGAGGTTAATGAAGACCACCTTGATGATAAACTGCTTTATATAGCTAGCAATCTATGACTAAAGAAGAAGCACTTAAGGCTATGGAAACTCATAGAGTTCATCATCCTTTAATGGATTATGATTGGGTTACTAAATGTACTGATGGCAGGTACTATAACTCTGATGGAGACTCTGCTAATGAGTATCAGATAAGGGAAGAACTAGATTCTTATGATGACTGGGATAATGGTTGGGAAGTACTACCTGAGTCAGAAAGGAGTGTAGGATGATAGACTTTGCAACAGAACTGTTTACAATTGGTATATCACTTGGTATAGTAGGTGTGACATGTGCAGTTATTCTATATTATTCTACAAAGACAGTTACACCAAAGAAGAAGATATTTCAGATAGTTCTAAGTGAGGGCACATATGACATTAGGCTTAATGGTAGAAGATTAACCAGCAAGTTTACTCTTGATGAAGCCAAACAGTGGCTTGAATACAATAGAAGTAATTATTTAAAAGAAGATTCACTAATATATGAGGAGAGTTATGAAAAAGCTACTAAAATTTCTTAAGAGAGTGTTAGCAATAGCTGTTATGCTACCACTATCTCTATTGTTATTTCCACTTCTAGTGTTAATAGCAGCCTTTTTCTTTCTGTTTGATATTCCTATACCAAGTACCAAGGAAGAGAAGGCAAAAGAAGCACAGCTTAATAGAGCAAAAGAGAATGCAGATGCACTAAATGACTCACTATGTAGTCTTGAGCAAAATAACTACATGGATGCAGAGTATCTTATGCCCATTATAAGACAACAGGTAACAAACATTCAAAATTCATTAATATTACTGTCATGAAACCAGTGAGTAGAAAAGGAAGTAAATTGTTCATCCTTGTTGCAGAATGCAATGGGAAGAACCTTAAGATGTATAAGTAAATCTAGTATTCATTTCTAAAAAAAAAGATGATTGAGTTAGTATTTGAATTTATCCTTGTAGGATTAGTAGGTGGTTTACTAGGTCTGTTCTACAGAAACTGTTTGAAACCAAGTGGTATGATTTTCAACTTCATCTATTATGGATGGTTGAAACCTTGGGCTGAATGTACTGAGGACATTGTAGAAGCTGGGTTTAAACCTAAAGCATGGGACAAGTTTAAAGCTTGGATAGCTAGACCATTAGGCTATTGTATTTATTGTAGTACATTCTGGATTACATTTATACTATGTATTATAGCTGGCAGTTATAAGGAAGGTTGGAATAGTTACTCAGAGATGTTAATAGCTTATATAACAGCTTTAAGTGTGCAACATTTAGTAGTAGCAATGTCATGTAGATGGCTAATTAATAAACATCCAGACTTAGATACAACAGTATGATAACAACATTTGAATATGGAAGAGATTATATCCCATAACTCTGGTACAGTTGATATATGGGATGACAGTGCAATGGTTATTTCACAAGAAGATTTAACCATTGCACCTATAGTACTAGAACCAATTGAGATAGACTTTAGTTTATCTAGTAATAAAGAATATGAATAATGAAATCAAAGTAAGTCTTAGTGTAGTACTTCAAGGAAGAACTATGTTAAGCCAAGAGGCAGCTAAAGCTCTTGAGGAACAAGGTTTAGCAGGGTATGATGAGTTCAATATGGAGGTGTCAGATGCAAAAGGTCAGAACAGAGAAGTAATTCATGTTAAGACCAGAAAGTCTGCACCTGCAAGTCAATCACTTAATATCAGTAAGGAAGGTTATGATGCTATGACTGATAAGGAGAATGTTCCTTATTGGTCTAAAGAAGGTGCTTGGAAGGGTATGAATGCAAAGATGAGACTTGAAGCTCACTTGAGAAGAATATGTGAAGGTCTTGGTGGAACATCATACACTTATCAAGTGTTTGAAGATTGAGAAACTGGCGTTTTAATTGATTTTTAAATTGTTAACTGAAAGGGATTGCTCGTGATGAGTAGTCCCTTTATTTTTCACAATTATATCATTAATAATCTAATAAAGAAAGGAGTAACATATGAAAACTATATTAGTTGTATATACGAATGTAAAGCTTACTAATAAGGAAATAGCTGATAATAAGCTAACTAAGTATGCTTTCAGAACATCAGAAGATGTAGAAGTAGGTGATTTGATTGAATCAAAAGACTACAGCAAATCCATGCAGGTAACTGATGTAATTGATGCTGATTATAAGTTCTACAATACACAGACTGGTGAGTTGAGAAATGGAATCAACTCTACTAAGATGTATCCTATTAAGACAATTATTTTTAAGGAAGAAGATGAGCTTGTAGTATATGCTACAAAGGTAGAAGATAGTCAGAATTAGTTAATAGGGGGGAAGGTGAGATGAACTTTATATATTTTGAGAAGGTAGCAGATGTTACCTATCCAATAGGTGGGGAGTTCTATGATAACTTCAATTATGTAAGAGAAGCAGCTAAGACTTTACATAATATTATTGACGAAGGTAAAGATATTGCTTTAGTCTGTAGAGGTACATCTGGCTGTATCATAGCTGGTGCAGTAGGCTATATACTACAAAAGAGAGGTAGGAAAGTAACTATAGTTATATCAAGGAAGAGTGAAAACACTCATGGAGATAACATGGATGGGTATCATAGAATACTTAGAGGTATAATACCAGTAGTAATTGATGACTTTGTATCAAGTGGTAATACAATCAACGAGATACTTATAGACTTAGATAAATGTGTTAATAAAAAGACCTATCCCTTCCTCTGCATAGCTAACTTCTGGAGTATGAATAAACTTGAGGCAAATAGAAAAAAGCCTTATAATATATCTTATGATGTAGCAAACAGATTTGATACAATAATTTGTAATAATCCAGAAGTATGATGTTTATTAAACTGTTATTTGGTGTCACTACTATCATACTGTTAATCAGAGGATTATTTAGATACAACCCTAAACTTGATTTAGTTGAGTCAGGTAGAAAGTATGTATTACTCTTCTGGTATAATAAGTATGATTGGACAGGTGACTGTAAAAGAACTTACATAAAACTATTTAGTTTATGAATAAAGGTACTAAGAAAAAGTGGAATAATGGTCAAAGAAGGAAGTCAAGAAATCCAGTTAGAGACTATAAGTTCCCAAGGTGTGATTTAGCTCTAAAGGAGTTTGACGGAACTCATCAATCTATGAGAGAGGCTTGGAGGGCTATAAAGTTAGATTGGATAAAGAACTAAATATATAACTAAAAAAAAAAGATGCAAGTATTAAATTTAATTAGACCAGAGAAGAGTAATATTACCTATAATGTTACTACATTCCCTGACGGTGAACCTCACATAGTCCTTGGTGATATTAATAGAAAGGATAGTGTAACAGTTGTATGTAGGATAACTAATCCTAATGATATGTATATACTACTTCAAGTAGCTGACATTCTCAGCAGACATGAAGTAATATTTACATTACAAGTCTATTATCTTATGTCTATGAGAATGGACAGAGTAATATCTTTCAATGAATCATTCAGTTTGAAAGTAGTTGCCAACTTGATTAATAGCATGGGAGCAGAGTCAGTTCATGTTCTTGAACCTCATTCAGGCAAAGTACAGGATTTGATTAAGGAATATTGGGGAGATATTTATATCAATATGCCTAATTTTACTGGATATGCCCCAGTGTTATTAGATAAAAATGCTACTGAGAGATACACATGTTTAGGACAAAATGCACTTATATGCAGTAAAACACGTAACCCAGAGACAGGCAAGTTAGAAGGATTTTCTATTGAGAATCCAGAATTACTTGAAGATGAAGAACTCATTGGTATGCCTTTAGTTGTGATTGATGATTTGTGTGATGCTGGTGGAACCTTTGCAGGTGTTGCTAGTAAAATCAGAGAGATAAATCCCAACAGAAGATTGGCTATCTTTGTAACTCACATGGTTAATCGTAAGGGTATTACAACTCTTAGTGAGAACTATGATGAAGTTTACTTCACTAACTCATATTTCAACTGGGAAAACCTTGAGCTGCCTAGCAATGTAAGTGTTATCAAAGTGGTGTAGATATGAATAAAGTGGTTAAAATTGCTGTATGGCTGGTGTTAATTATATGGGGGATTAATCAATCTTTCAATATGATTTCACAAGCTAATACAGTGGAGAATGTTGTAGGGTTCTTCTTATTAGTGGCAATAGTACTGGTTTCCTACAAGACCAGATGTTTTACAACAATTAAATTTACAAGAAAACATGGAAAGTAAGTTTGTAAAGAGGCTGTTGACAGCCTTTATGGTGATGACAAGTGTAATTGTGTTCTCATCATGTGAGAGAATTGATGCAGGCTGTGAAGGTATCAAAGTAAACCTTTATGGTGATGACAAGGGTGTTGGTGATGTGGCTTTGGTATCTGGTAGAGTGTGGTATAATCCCTTTACTACTGAGGTATATGAATACCCAATGTATGTTCAGACTGTAGATTATCCTGCATTTGAAATCAATGCTAAGGATGGTAGTAAGTTTGTAATTGACCCTACAATTAATATCAACCCCATTGCAGGAAAGGCTCCTGAAATCTTTAGGAAGTATAGAAAACCTCTTGAGGATGTAATTCAGAATGTTCTTGTTACCCATATTAAGAATGCCTATAGATTGAAACTCAATGCTTATACTACTGATGATTTGGTGAGTAAGAGAGAAGAGTTTGAGAAGGTTACAGAAGACTATTTAAGGGAAGTGTTAGCTAAAGAGAACTTTGCTCTTGGTGAAATGACTTCTGGTCTTAAGTATCCAGAATCTCTTGAAGCTTCTATTACTGCTAAGAATAAGGCTGTGCAAGATGCTTTGAAGATTGAGAATGAAATTAAGTCAGTAGAGGCAGAAGGTAAGAAACAGGTTGCAGCAGCTACTAAGGCAGCAGAAGCTTTGAAGATTAAAGGTGATGCAGAAGCAGAGTATAACAGAAAGATTAGTGCTTCATTATCTCCTCTAATTGTACAACAGAACTTTGTTGATAGATGGGATGGCAAGTTGCCTACTTATGGTACTGTGCCTCAATTGTTTAAAGATGTAACAGGCAAGTAAATTATGGAATGTATTATTACTGGAATCATATTCTTCTTAATAGAATTGTATGTAATCTCTCACACCTATGAATCAGAGTATAGTCTTATTAAAAGAGATAGCAATAGCTACAGAAACATCTATGGTATCATAGAAGGCAGTGAAGAGAAGCTTCCATTAACTGTTGGAAGGCTATTAGTTCTCATAGTAGCTAATATAATTCCTGTAGTTAATATACTCTACTTCTTATTCTTTATAGGATGGTGGATTAAAAGAGCAAGTGACCCAGAAGATATAGAAACTACCTGTGTTATCTGGAGATTTAAGTTTGGTAAGTTCACAAAGTCAGTGATTACCAAGCTAAGTAATTTACTAAATAAAAAGTTATGAAACAGCGAATAATCAATATTCTACTGTTCATTATGTTGATTGGTCTGGGTATCTATGTGTACCTAGACCATGATACCAATGAACATAAGCCTCAACCATATGTAAAACTTGAGCAACCAGAGTTCTTGAATGAAGAACTTAGTGATAGTACTTTACTTAAGGCACTTATCTATTATGAAATCAATGAACCTTTGATTGTATTAGCACAAGCTAAGCTTGAGAGTGCTAATTATAAATCAAGGTTATGTAAGGAGAAGAATAATATCTTTGGATTGTATAATAGTAAAGCTGGACAGTATTATAACTTTGACCATTGGACTAATTGTATTCTAGCATATAAGAACATGATAGAGTATAAACAGAAGGATGGTGAAGATTACTATCATTTCCTGCTTAGGATTAAGTATGCTGAGGATGTTGAATACATAGGAAAGGTTAAAAGCATAGTATCAAACTTACCTCCGTAAATATGAATAGAGAAGAAGCAAGTAAAGAAATACAGGCAATAAAGTCTAAGAACATACTCCTTGAGTTAGTCACATCATTTGGCAAGACTAAACAAGCACTTGACATCATGGTCAAAAGGAACCCTAAGAACATACTTATCTTAGTACCAAGACTAGTATTAATACAGAATTGGAAGGATGAATTTGTTAAATGGAAGATGGACAAGTACTTGAAGAGAGTTACATTTAGTACTTATGTAGGTATTAAGAAGCATGAAGGAGAATCTTTTGATATGTTGATAGCAGATGAATGTCATCATTTCACTGATAAATCACTTGATGTAATTAGTACTATGACATTCAAGTATAGTACTCTCTTATCAGGGACTGTTATAGACTCAAAGAAAGCTGCATTAAGAGCTAGTTTCAAGGATTTGTATTGTTACAAAATCACTATGAAGCAAGCTCAAGAGGAAGTATTAGCAGAGCCAAAAGTGTATCTTATACCTTATACTTTAGATAATACTGACAGAAAATATCCTTTTGAATTAAGGAAGTCAGCTAAAGGTAAGAGTATTACTTGTGACTATTCAGATAAGTGGAAGTATCTCAAAGACAAGTCCTATACTACTGTTATTGTTAACTGCACTCAGCAGGAATACATCAATGAATTGAGTGCTAAGATAGACTACTGGAAGAGAATGTACATGAGAGGTAGAAATGAAGTATTCAAAAACAAATGGCTATACCTAGCTGGTTTAAGGCTAAGGATGCTAAGTAACTTCAAGACCTCTATTGTGTCTAACCTTCAAGTGCATCTTAGAAAGCAAAGATGCCTGACCTTCTGTAACTCTATTGAACAGACAGAGACATTAGGTAAGAACTGCATTAATAGCAATAACAAGGACTCAGATAAAGTACTTGAGCAGTTCAACAAGGGAGAAGTCAATCAGATTACATCATGTAATATGTTGAATGAAGGTATGAACCTTGTAGATTGTCAGGTAGGAATATATGCTTCTTTGAATAGTAGTGAAGTTATGATTAAGCAGAAGCTGGGAAGAATTCTTAGACATTCTAACCCTGTGCTTATTATACCTTATTACAAGAACACAAGGGAAGAAGAGATACTTGAGACTATGCTTGAGGACTACAACCCAGAGTTGGTTGAGACTGTTGAAAGTTTAAATCAGATTAAAGTATGACAATAACAATTGATGAAGAAGTATGCAAGAACTGGGGATTGACTATGCCAGAAGTACTTGCACTTACACTAGTGAAAACTGGTGTAGATGTGCCAGTATTATTTGCTAGTCTTGAAGACAAGAAAGCACTGGTGAAAGATATGTTCAATAAGTATCTTGTCACTCTTGGCTATGATGAAAAAGTAGCTAGTGTGTTGTTAGACTCTGATAAAGACAGACAACCACAAGATAGGATTGAGAGTCTTGCAGCCAAGATGATGGAACTATTTCCTAGTGGCAAGAAGCAAGGAACTTCTCAATATTATAGAGGTAATAGAAAAGATATTACTCTTAGGTTGAAGAAGTTCTTTAAGCTCTATGGAAATAGATTCACTGATAAACAAATTCTTGAAGCTACTGATAAGTATGTTAAAGCATTCAATGGCAACTATAGCTATATGAGAGTGCTTAAGTACTTCATTTGGAAAGATGAAAAGAAGTTAGATTCTGAGGGAATTGGTTATATTAGTGAAGTATCAGACTTGGCATCCTATATTGAGAATGAAAGTGGGGTATCAGTAGATACTGATTGGACATCTAGCTTGAAGTAAACTATGGGCTTATATGAAAGAACATTAAAGATACTTGAGGATAGAAGAAAGAACTTGATTGATGGTGGTATTAATAGTATTCCATCATCTTTCAGAAGGTTCAGTGATGACTTTATAGGTGTAGAACAATCTACCTATTATTGTGTCACTTCTGTCACTAAAGGTGGTAAATCTCAATTTGCTTCCTATGCTTTTATCTACAATCCTATTCTTTTTGCTTTCTATAATAGAGATAAGGTTAGAGTGAAGATATTCTATTTTGTACTTGAAGAGACACAAGAGAGAGTCATGCAGAGGTTTATGAGTTATATCTTGTATCATCTTTCAAAAGGCAAGATTAGAATATCTCCAAAAGACCTTAGAAGTTCAAAGAATGACAAGCCATTACCAGAGGAGGTACTTGAAATCTTGAGGAGTTCAGAGTATGCAGAAATACTTAAATTCTTCGAGGATAGTATCATATTTAGCACTACTGCCAATCCTACTGGCATCTTCAAAGAATGTCAGAGATATGCAGAAGAACATGGTACTACTCATAAGAAAAAGTCAGTGTACAGGGGGGAATTAGGAGAGTTAAAGGAAACTGATACTTTTGATTACTATGTTCCAGATGACCCTAAAGAGTACAAGATTGCATTCATAGACCATATAGGTTTGATTGATACTGAGAGAGGAATGAATCTAAAGCAATCTATGGATAAATTGTCAGAGTATCTGGCAAAGTATCTTAGAAATAACTATGGATTTAGTCCTGTTATCATTCAGCAACAATCCTTTGAGAATGAAAGTAATGACAACTTTGTTAGTGGCAGAATCAGACCATCAGCTCAAGGTCTAGGTGATAGTAAGTACATTGCAAGAGATTGTAATATACTTCTTGGTTTATTTAGTCCATTCAAGTTTGAACTTGAAACTTATAAGGAGTATGATATCACTAAGTTTAGAGATAACATAAGATTCCTTGAAGTTCTTGTTAATAGAGATGGTGAAATGGGAGGCTTATGTCCACTATTCTTTGATGGTGCTGTATGTGATTTCAATGAACTACCTTTACCAAGTGATAGGAATGGTATAGCTAGAGTGTATGAATATCTCAAGTACATCAGAATGAAAGAGGGCAAGGCAAGTCTATTTATACACATAGCTGAGAAGAGAAATAAAATGAGTAGATATTTGCATAGATGGAAAAGATTATCTATCTTTGCATGGTTTATTAAATAAAAAAAAAAGTAGAAGTAAATGAAAGCATTAGTACTTGCTAAATCAGGTTTTGGTAAATCTACATCTATTGGAGAAATACCAGAATTAGGGCTAAAAGGGCTAGACCCTAAAATAACTTATTTAATTAGTTGTGTTAACAAACCCTTACCTTTTAGGGGTGCTAGCAGTAAATTCAAGATTACAACATTTCAAAACATTGCTAGTGGTAATAGAATTATTACCAATGATGCAAAAGAGGTGGCTCAAATCATTGAAATATTAGCTAGTTCACAATCTCCATTCATTAATATAGTTCTTGATGATATGAATTACATTAGTCAGGACTACTATATGAAGAATGCAATGAAGGGTGGTTGGGATACACCAAAGCAAATTGGCTATGGTATGGGACTTATCTTTGATGCAATCAATAAAGTTCCTGAGAATAAGAACTTTATAGCATTAGCTCACTTTGAAGAGTATAAAGATAAGAATGGTGATTCTATCTCTTATAAGTATAAGAGTACTGGAAGTATGGTGGACTCTTACATCACACCAGAGGGTAAATTTGAGATAGTTCTCTATGGTAAAGCCACTTATGATGAGAAAGAAAAGAAATCTATCAGAGAGTTTGTAACCAATGATGATGGTGTATATCCAGCAAAAAGTCCTGTTGGAATGTTCCCATTGTATATGCCTAATGATTTAGGTATGGTGGTAGAAAAGGCTAAAGAGTACTATGGATAGAGATGAATTTCTTTCTTATATAAAGTCTGGTAAGTTATCTTTGAATATAGCTACTAGACTTTTAGTAGAGTATTGTGTAACAGATCATAATAAGGATGTTAATATGACTAATACATTTATTCAATTGCTTATTACAACAGGTCAGTTACAACCTTATATAGAAGAAGTTATAGAGTACTATAAGAAGAAATTTGCTATATGTGAAGTTATAAGGTTAAGAGATAACCAAGTTTTATACATGTATTAAAATTAAAGAGAAGATGAAAGAATTAAGTAGAACAGAACTTGCAACAGTTAAGAGAACTGCTGCTAATGTGAAAACATTCAGAGCTAAGAAAGCTAAGTTAGAAGCACAAAAGGCTAAGATTGATGCAGAACTTGAGTCTGTAAACAAAAGTATTGACTTATTTGAGCAACCTATCATTGAAGTGACTGGTGGTTATACCTCAGAACAAGTATTGAATGGTGAAATGGATGCAGCTTTGCAACAGTTGAAGGTTGCTGAACAGCCTGTTGAAGAAGTGGCAACTGAGACTGCAAGTGTTGCTACAGAGACTCCTGTAGAAGCTCCTGCAAATCCCTTCATGCCTACAGAAGAAGCAGGCACAGATGTAAATCCATTGCCTTTTGAAGCATAAGTAATAACATTTTAAACAATTTGAGATATGAATAATTTGAAAAAAGGTGCTAAAGTATTTATGGCTTTTGCCGCAGGCTCTGAATCTAAAGAGAGCAATAGAAAACTCTATATGGGTATTGCTCCTGTATTTGTAACAGCAGTTAACCCTAACAAGGAAATGCTGAGTAAGTTTTATGAGAGTGATATTGATGAAGAGCCTGTATATCTTGGTGAATCTGAGGTAGGTCCTGATGGTAACAAGACTAAAGTTCCTCAAGTAAGAATTGATTTCTTGGTTGTTTCTGATGCTGCTAAGACTAATGGCATTGAGATGAGAACCAAGATTACTTTCTTTATTAAGAAAGCATTCAGATACAACAGAGATAACACCAAAGTTCAGGTGATTGACAAGTATGGTCAGACTGCTTGGCCTACTATTGAGGAAGCTAAAGCACATGCAATTCCTCAGTATGAGAATGGTCCTGCAAACCTTGACAAAGACTATAGACCTGCCTATATTGGTGAAGAAGAGTTGACTGGGTTTATCAAAGCCTATTTGAATATCCCTAACCCATCATTCAGCTACAAAGACAAGAACACTGGTGAACTTGTTACCAAGACTTTGCCTAATCTGGATGATGCTCTGGCTAGACTGGATAGCATTGACAACTATTTCAAGGGTAACTTCAAGGAGCTTGACTCTATCTTGAAACTGCAACCTAAGAATGTTGTGAAGGCATGTTTTGGTGTAAGAACAACTGATGAGAACAAACAATATCAAGCTGTTTATACTCAGAAGTTCTTGAAGAACATTGTTACTGATTACAGCAAACTTGATGCAGATATTCAAGGAAGAAAAGCTGCTGGCTCCTATCCTACAACTGAGTTCAGTATTGAACCTTTGCATGAATATTCTGTAGAGTCAACTGACTTCTCAGCAGGTGCTATGCCTTTCCCTCCTGCAAATCCTACAAATGGTAATGCAGCTCCTGCTGCACAGGCAGGTCCTTGGGGCTGGGTACAGTAATTAAAAATAACCTTTAACTTGAATTGATATATGGCATTTAGTAGTGGTACAACTAGCATAACTCTTAATGATATTCTGAGCAAAGTCAGTGAAGCTGATATACTCTATCATTATTTCAACGTGAGTAATATTCCATGTGTAATATCCAGTCCTCTTAGGGTGGATAAAGCTCCTTCTTTTGGTATTTATACATTAAATGGAAGCAAGATATACTGGAAAGACTTATCTAAGAATATCTCAGGAGGTCTTTGGGATATGCTAGGTGAATATTGGGGGGTGAGTTACAGAGAAGTCTTAAAGAAAGTCTGGGATGACTTACCTAATATATCTACTACTTATGCTAAATCAAACAAGATGGGCAAACCCCAATCAATTAGCAGTTATAGTGAAAATACTGACCTGCAATGCAGAATAAGAGAATGGAGGAAGCATGATATTGAATATTGGCAGTCCTTTGGTATATCTCTTGATTGGCTAAAATATGCAGACATTTATCCTATATCACATAAGATAGTGATTAAGGGTAACAACAAATTCATATTTGCTGCTGATAAGTATGCTTATGCTTATGTTGAGAGAAAAGAGGGTAAAGTTACTCTTAAGATATATCAACCATTCAATACTAATGGCTATAAATGGTCAAACAAACATGATAGGTCAGTAATAAGTCTTTGGACTAAAATACCTGAGCAAGGAGAGAAGTTAATAGTCTGCTCTTCAATGAAGGATGCTTTGTGTGTTTGGGCTAATACAGGTGTGCCATGTATTGCAATTCAAGGTGAAGGTTATGGTATGAGTAATACTGCAATTAGTGAACTTAAAAGGAGATATAAAGAGATTTATATACTACTGGATAATGATGAAGCTGGCTTGGAAGATGCAAGGAAACTGTCAGAGTCCACTGGGTTCACTAATTTAGTGTTACCAGACTATGGAGCTAAAGATTGTAGTGACTTATTCAAGCTCCTTAATAATGTGAATGAGTTCAGACAGGTGATTTTCAGCCTTATAAATGGAGAACAAGTAAACATTAATATCCCATTTTAAATTAAATAACATTATGGAAGCAAGAAAGATTTTATTCGTGATGAACAACAGTTCAAGTCAGAAAAGTATTATGTCAGAAGCTGAAACTCTTGGTGCTTTGAAGGCAGACATGAGAAGAGCAGGTATCAACTATGACAACATGACATTCTATGAAGGTAGAACAAGAACAGAATTGAAGGATGATGCCTCAGTTCTGCCTACTAATGTTCCTGTTGCAGCTAAGGGCACAACCCCTGCCACTACTACCAATGACTTGGTGTTCATGTTGACCACAGCTAACAAGAAGATTAGAAGTGGTGCTGGTGATAGACCTGCTGCTTATGCTAAGATTAAGCAGCTTGGATTGCAGGATGCTTGTAAGGTTAAATATGGTAAGAACTTTACCCAGTGTAGTAATTCTGATTTGGAGGCACTAATTGCAGGTGCATCCCCTAAAGGTGAATCTAAAGTAGAAGCTCCTGCTGTTGAAGCTGCCCTTATCACAGGTGATACTGCTGTTATTATCAGCAATGCAGGTAGTGATAAGCTTAAAGTTGTGAAAGTAGTAAAGGAAACTATCAATGTAAGCTTGAAAGAAGCTAAAGACATCGTTGAGGGTGTTCCTTCAAGAATTCAAGGATTGACTAAGGAAGTTGCAGCTAAGTTTGTAAGTGAATTGGTTGGTGTAGGTGCTATAGCATCTATTGAAGGTCAAGGTGGTGCTCCTGCATCTGTTGCACCTGTACAAGTAGTAGATGTAAAGGCAAGAAGAATCTTAGGTCAATTATTGAATCTTCTTATTGATGAAGAGGATTTATATGGCAACTATTCAGAATTGCTTGATGACCTACAAGGTGAATGTGGTGAAACTCAAGCTGTAGAGAAAAAAGCTGAACAGCCTGCTCCTAAGAAAGAAGAAGATAGACTCTCTTCATCAGAATTGGATGCCATGTTTAGTGGTTGGGCAAAGTAAATAACATTAAGAGGTTGGTGAGTATTCATCAGCCTCTTTTTTTTTGGTGATATATGGAAGAAAGAATAACAGAAAAAATAACAAGCATGTATAACTCTATCATGGAAAAGCCTAATATTATTTATGATATATTTAAGGATTTCTATGGTGAAGAGTTTGTAGATATGCAGAACTACCTATCACTAGAAGAGTATATATCTTTTATTAGGAGGAACTTCTCAGAGGAAAGGATTCTTGAACCAGGGAATAATCTTTATGGTTCTGACAGGTTCAATGAGATATTTATATTAGTTAGATTTCCAGAAGTTAGGGTAACTAATGAAAATGATAGATATATAGACATCTGGGAGTTGTATGCTAAAGTAACTTTTAATTGGAGAGGTGAATCAAGAGGAGACTTCCTGCTAAATAGAGCTGAATATGATGTATTCCAGTTACAGAATAACTATATGCACAGTCATATTCATTCTATACCCACAAGTGACTTCACATCATTTCAATCTCCTTGTTTAGGCAGTGGTCCTATTAGAGATACTCTTGCATTACTAGCAGCAGACTTTGATGAACTAAGATGGCAATTATTCTGTCTTGAGCTTAGTAAATATGTTCAAGTAGAGTCACTTGCTGGAGGTCCTTATAAGAGAATGGAAAATCTTGGTAAGAATAGTATGAGTCGTGGTGAGAGTAATTGGTCTATGTTTAGTGATGAAAATTTGCCTCATTTTAATTCATTTAATAATGAAAGAGTTAGACAATTTGTCAAATGGCTTCTTGAAAGGAAGAAACTCAAGTTTGATTTTACTAACGGTAGTTATGGTATTAGTATGCCATATATCACTTGGAGAATATTCTTGAGCAATGAATTCATTGAATGGTATAATATTCAATATGCTGAGGGTAATGCAACTGCTACATATTTAGACTTGCTTGCAGAAGATGTACTTGTAAAAGGAATCATCAATAACAACAGGTTCTATTATGATAACAGTGGTAGAGGAACTAACTATTCAAGATATGTAGGAAAGAGAGTATGTATCTTTAAAGGTGAAGAAGTAAGACTAGTGGTAAGGGATTTGGAAAGCAGAGCCAATGATAATAACTTATCTAATTTTATTAACAACAGACTTGCAGAATACATATATAAATGTATTTTGAAAGTAGTAAATTATGAATATGGAAACAACAGTACAGAAACCCAAACTGCTGGACCTAGTAAGACAGTCATCTACATATAAGTTGATTGTAAGCCCAGAATTGGAACAGAAAATAAGATATTACTTGGATAGATTTCCAAGAGATGAATACTCAGGTACTTTATTCTATACAGTATCTGGAAGTTTTGAAACTAAAGACTTGGTAATTAATGCCTTTGATTTCCTATTGCAAGATATAGGAACTAGTGGCTATACTGAGTTTAACCAGTCTCCTGATGTAATAGGTTATATGGTAGAGCATCCAGAGTTACTTGATGAAAAGGTATATCAAGGATTAATGCACTCACATCATATATTAGGTGCATTCTTTAGTGGTACAGACTTAGCTACTCTTAGAGAAGAGGGCACTGATAGAATTCACTTTGTATCCTTGATTATTGATACTAAAGGTACTTATCAAGCAGCTATTACAAGAGTGGTTGTTGAGGAGATGCAGGCTGCTGGCTTCATTAAATATCCTACATTTAATGGTCAAGAGGTAACTGGAAGCCCTGTTACTTATAGCTTCAATAGAAAGAAGCTTGAGTACTTTATGCTTGATGTAGAAAGACCTGCCATTGAAAATCCCTTTTCAGAAATGGCTGCTAGGATTGAAGAAGTTAAAGAACAGAAAGCTAAAGCTGCTAAAGAAAAAGCTGCAACAACTCCTTATGGTAACTATGGTGGTGGCTATAATAACTATGGTCAATATGGAAACTGGGGTAAGAAAGAGGATAAACCAGCAGTACCTACAAATGGCATCAGTTACCAGACTAATGTAGGAAGAGGTAATCTAGCAGTACCTACAAATCCTAACTATGTACCACCTGTACAGAATGAGTTACCTTTTGAAGAACCTGATGTTGATGTGCCACCTCCTTATGGTCATGTTAAAGTTGACCCTGAGACTATTAATGATTTAGCTGCTCAGTTAGTTACTGGTGACATTAATTACTTTAAACCAACTGATACAACTCTTGATGAATTAGCTAGAGCTGGTGAAGAGATGTTTGAACAAAGGTTTGAAGATGAAAAGCTATTCCATGCTTGGGCAGAACAATATGTAGAGTTCCTTGTGTACTATACAGAAGACCCTAAGCTTGAGATGTTTGATGATGAAGTACTTGCTGCATTAATTGCACATGACTTAGCAGAGGTGCTTAGTGCACTCACTACTAAAGGTAAGTATATTAATCAGTTCATTGAAATATTAAATAGATATATCATTTAATTATGAATGAAGAAGAAAGAGTAATAGAAGCAGTGCCTACTGATTATGAAGAGGCTATGCAGACTGCTACATTTGATGAGGCTCCAATACCTGTTGTAGAGGAGCCATTATCTCCTGATTTAGCTGCACTAATAGAAGAAGCTAATAGAGAGGTTGAAGAAACTACCCAATACCCTACTAATGCAGAAGAATTGCAAGAGATAGTTGAGAATACTCTAATTGAGATGGAAGAAAGTGAAGAATCAACCCTTATAGATGATACTCTTCAAGTGACTAGGGAGCCATCAGTAGAATTGACACCAGAGGAACAAGCTGCACTTGACCAAGCAATTGCTACTCAAGACAGTGAGATACCTGTGAATTCTGCTACTCTGCAACTGCAAGAATCTACAAGTAGATTTAGTGGTGCTGTCTGGTATGAAGCTATTCGACAGAAATCTATTATATTAGCTGGATTAGGTGGTATTGGTAGTTATGTTGCATTTCTATTAGCTAGAATGCAACCAGCTAGAATCACTATGTATGATGATGATAGAGTAGAAGCTGTTAATATGTCAGGTCAGTTGTATAGTGTAACAGATGTAGGAAACTATAAAGGTAATGCCATTTATCAAATGATGAAGAATTATGGTAACTTCTATAATGGTAATGTGAATACTCAAAGATTTACTGACCAATCCTTAGGAGGTCCTATAATGATTTGTGGCTTTGATAACATGGAAGCAAGAAAGGTATTCTATCAAAGTTGGAAGAACTGGAGAGACACAACTGATGATCCATCTAAATGTCTATTCATTGATGGTAGATTAGCAGCAGAAGAATTTCAAGTAATTGCAATTCAAGGTGATGATGAAAGGGCAATGAAACTCTATGAAGAAGAGTGGTTATTTAGTGATGCAGAGGCAGAAGAAACTCTCTGTAGCTATAAACAAACTACATTTATGGCTAATATGATTGGCTCAGTTATGGTCAATATATTTGTTAACTTTGTAGCTAATGAATGTGACCCAGTATTCCCAAGAGATGTGCCCTTCCTTACTACCTATGATGCAATTACTATGTATTATAAAGTAGAAATGTAGTATGGCAGTAACAATTAACTATAGATTTGCTAGTACAATTGCTGGCTTATTCAGATATGAAGGAAGTGATGAGTATCCTCATTTATCTCAAGCAGGTATAAGTTGGTCTAATAATAATGTGCTTAATAGGTTCACTAAATGTGATTTAAGTGGTCCAGAGTTTGAGGTTCCAGTTGCTATAAGAGGTTATGCTGAGAGAGAACTAAGAACTACTATTGGGAAAACCTTTTCAAGTATAGGAGAAAAAGAGTTAGTGGTTCCTATAATTCAGCAGAGTTATATTAATAACAAAAGAACTGCTGATTCTATACTCAAACAACTCTTTGAATCTACCATTCAATATGGCATGGTGAATATAAAGACAAACAAAGATATTGAGTATCATGGAGGAAGAGGCTATATCTTTGATGCTAATTTTAACCCTATATTCTTTGCTACTCTGATAGGTCATTATGATGTTGAAGATGTCAGCAATAGAGTGAGAGGTTGGACTTGGACTGAATGTAGAGTGTATTTACATCCTAATATAATCATTGACGGTAGTGACTTAATAGGTAAAGGTATAATGAAGAAAGTTCTTCCTTATTTGTTAAGTAGCAGAGATGTTCTTCCTTATTCTAGGGGAAATTGGATAAAAATAAGTGAGAATATTAAAGTCAAGGTTATTATTGAAGATGCTAGTAGGTTCTTTAGAACTCCTACACCTATGAGAGCTGACTTTACTAATGAAGAGATGAATGAAATGTTAGCAGCTCATGCAGATGAAGTTGTAAGACAGTTTAAGTTATGACACTAAATGAATATTTTGGTAATTGGATTAGAGTTATAGATGTTAATGAGTTGAATAAGGTTACTGGGATTATAGGCAATATAAGAAAGCCTATATGCCCCAGTATTCCTGATGTATTCAAAGCATTTACTCTATGTCCCTATAAGAACTTGAAAGTAGTTATGATAGGACAGGACCCATATCCACAGAAAGATATAGCCACAGGTGTTCTATTTGGTAACAGGAGTGAGGTAAGCGAAGATAACTTATCTCCTTCACTAAAGATTGTTAAAGAGGCATCTATTAATTTTGAGGTTCCACATAATAGTATTATCTTTGACCAGACTTTAGAAAGTTGGGCTAATCAAGGTATATTGATGATAAACTCAGCATTAACTGTAGAGATGAATAAAGTGGGAAGTCATACAATGTTATGGAGACCTTTCATCACTAAGTTATTAAAGAACTTATCAGAGTGGAATACAGGTATAATCTATGTTCTATTTGGAGAACAAGCTAGAACATTTATACCTTATATTAATAGCAAGTCTAATATCATTCTTGAGGAAAAGCATCCAGCCTACTATGCTAGAATAGAAAAGAGGATGCCTTCAACAGTCTTTGAAGAAGTAAGCAAACTAACAAAAGAGAAGTATGGTGAACCTATTAAATGGTTCCAAGAGTATTAATAAATAATAATTTCAATCATGAAAAAGTATGTATTTGTAAAAACAGGTGAGGCTGTAGAGTTAGGTCAGAAATTGGCTAGAGTTGTAGACACATTTATGGGTCCTATCACAGTTGAAGAAGTAGAGATTACAGAGAAAACACTACCTAAGTTTATTAAGGAAGGTGTAATCTCAGTACAGGAAGAAGAACCTAAATGCACTCATGTGAATATTAACTATTACATTGAACATCTTGCTGCAAGAATTAACTGGAAACCTGAAAACTTGCTTAAATATTTGGAAAACTTAGCTAGTATCAATGAAGCTGCTGTGTTCTCAATTCTGTTGAGAGAAGTTGCAATTGTGTTAGATAAGAAATATCCAGACCATATTGAAAGAAGCAAGGAGATTTATGTCATTGGCATGACTGATGGTGAGATTCATAAACTGAGAGAGTTACATAAGGTAAAGAATTTCAGAAACTTTGCTGCATTCAGAACTATTGAAGATGCTCTATGCGCTAAACATATTCTGAAAGATTTTATGAAAGAATTGTTTAAGAGAGGTGGAAAATAAGAAGGTCAAAAATGCTACCCCAACAGAGTATAATGGTATAAAGTTTAAGTCCTTAATTGAAGTAATGGTTTACAAGACTTTACTTCAACAAGGATTTGAGCCTCAATATGAACCTGTTACTTATGTAATCTGGAGTGGATTTAAACCTACTATACCTTTCTATACAAGGCATGAGAAAACTAAACAACAGATACTCAACCTTAGGAAACTAGTGGATGTAACATACACCCCAGACTTCTACATAGAGTACAAAGGATTAAAGATTATCATTGAAGCTAAAGGCTTTGAGAATGATGTCTGGCCTTACAAGTTTAAGATGTTCAGACATTTGCTTGAACAACAGCCAGATAAAGATAAGTATTTAATCTTTGAGATATTCACAAAGAAACAATTGTTGGAAGCCATAGAAATAATTAAAGGTTATGGAACCAGTAGAGAGAATGATGAACTTAACCAAGTGCCTACCAAAGGGTGATATTGTATTAGCACAGAGATTCATTGATTCAAGAGATTTTGAGTCATTGCAGGAGCTTGTTGATTCAGATATCATTAAGGTAAGAAAGAGTTTAAGGAGTGATAATCCTAAAGAGGAGTATCTTAGTTTAGATATGGATGAATTGGTCAAACTGAAAGCAGAGGTAGATGTTTATGTAGAACAGTTACAAATACCTTATCAGGATGATGTAGAGGAGTTTGAAGATTATGCAGAAGAGTATTAAGTCCATAAGTTGGCAAGTTACAGAATCTGTTTATAGAGCAGACCCAGCTATCAGTTATTCTACACTAAGTAGGTTTGATAGAGAAGGTTGGAGAAAGATTGGAAGTCTCTTTGATAAGATTGAGTCACCAGCATTGAGATTTGGTAGTGCAGTTGATACTATGTTGACTGATGGTGAAACAGCTTTTACTCAGAGATTTATGGTGTGTGAATTTCCATCGTTATCAGAAGTATTAATATCATTAACTAAAGAGTTATTCAATGGTTATGGTAGAGACTATAGAAGTCTTGATTTAGTACCTGATGAGATAATATTAGCACACTCACTATCCTATCAATCTAATTGGGGAGATGAAGCTAAACTCAAACATATTAGAAGTAAATGTGGAGATTATTATAAGTTACTTGCACTGTCAGCAGATAAAGAAATCTTGTCTCAGAAAGACTATGATGATACTGTTGCTTGTGTTAATGAACTTAAGACTAATCCTTATACTAAGGGATTCTTTAAAACCAATCCATTTGATACTAGATTTGAAAAGGAATTCCAATTGAAGTTCAAAGCTGAATTTAATGGAATATCTGTCAGATGTATGTTTGATGAGTTAGTAGTTGACCATCAAGAGAAGATAATTTATCCTATTGACTTAAAGACTTCTGGTCATGCAGAGGAAGACTTTGAACAATCATTTGTTACATGGAGATATATGATACAAGCACAGCTTTATACATATATACTTCAACAAGTAATTAGTAAAGATGAATACTTCAAGGACTTTAAGATTGCACACTATAGTTTTATAGTAATTAATAGGTTTACATTAGCTCCACTTGTATGGAGGTATTATGGTAACTTTAGTGAAGTTGATATGAAGGATGATAAAGGTAATATATATAGAAATTGGAGGAAACTTCTTGTAGAACTTCATTATTACTTACAGTCACCAGATATTAAATACACTAAAGAAGCTAGAGAAAGGAATGGTATTATGAAAATAAGTAATTTACAACCAGCATGACAGAGTTAGAATATTTTAAAGGTGATGAACTTGCAGCCTCAACTTGGAGAAATAAGTATGCAGCAGATGGAGAACAAACTCCTGATGATACTCATAGAAGATTAGCTAAGGAATTTGCAAGAGTAGAAAGTAATTATAACTGGAAGAGTAATATAAATAGGGCTTTTAGTAATTTATCAAACTATGGCTATGTTAGACCACAACTTGATGAAGAGGCTATCTATCAGTTATTCAAGGACTTCAAGTATATTATACCTGGAGGTTCAGTTATGTCTGGTTGTGGAACTGGAGCATTAGTAAGTCTTAGTAATTGCTTTGTAATAGGCAGTCCAAAGGATAGTTATGCAGAGATAATGAAGACAAGAAGCCAACAGGCTCAACTTATGAAAAGAAGAGGTGGAGTTGGTTATGATTTATCTCAGCTTAGACCAAGAGGAGCTAAGGTTAATAATGCAGCAAAGTCTTCAACTGGTGCAGCATCTTTCATGGATGTATGTTCAGATATAACCAATGAAGTAGCTCAGAATGGAAGAAGAGGTGCTCTTATGTTAAGTATGAATATCAATCATCCTGACATTGAAGAGTTCATTACTAAGAAGCAGGACTTAACTAAGGTAACTGGAGCTAATATATCAGTTAAGGTTACTGATGAGTTTATGCAAGCTGTAGAGAAGGATGAAGATTATATTCTCAGATTCCCAGTAGATGAAAGTGTACCTCAAGGTCTTATGATTGAGGAGATGCCATATAATGAATTATGGTTCTTTTCAGATGATGACCATCCTAACTCTTTCTTTAAGAAAGTAAGAGCAAGAGAGTTATGGAATACTCTTATGCACTGTGCTTGGAATACTGCTGAACCAGGGATTATGTTTGAAGGAGCAATGCACAACTATTCTCCTGATGGTGTATATCCTAACTTCAAGATGGTTGGAACTAATCCTTGTGGTAGACAATTTTGCTGCAAGTAAAACATTACGAGAATTGCTGGAAACCTGTTAAAACATCCATAGATGTGTTGGGTAATCAGCAGCCGAGCCTTAGTTATTAACTAAGGAAGGTTCACAGACTATGTACGTAATATCAATATTATTTATATTTTAGTTATGGAAGAAATGAATAAAAGTTTTTATGAAAGAGCTAAGGAATTAGCTGAAAATTGTAATAGAGTTAAAAATAATGGAGTATATGAAACATTGGCAAAAGAGTTTCATATAGGTTTAAGAAATGCTGGAGATAGATTCAAAAGTTTATTTGGTAAGCCTGTAAGAGATTATATTGCTGATATTAATACTCCATCAAAAGAAGTTTTAAGAGATGCTATAATTAGATGTGATACCCAAGAAGATTTACTTCAATTCCTTAATATTCATTATGATTGGATTAAAGGGTTATATGACAAATACTACAAAGTATCTACATTTAGAGCAGCTAAACTTAAGCTATTTAATGAGTTTGATGTTATAGAATATAATCCAACTATAGAGGATAATCTTGCTATCTTAGTTTCTCAGAAACTTGGAGATGGGAGTTTTGAATTTTATGATAGTAGGAGTAGTTTAAAGATAGAACATGGCTATAAACAATATGATTATTTGAAGTTCAAAGTTAATCTATTGAAGAAAGCCTTTCCTACTGTAGCTGGATTAGAGACTATAAATAAAAGAGAAAATAATGGCTATATTTCTTATTCTTGGAGAAGTAATAATCTAAGAAATAGATATATGGATATTATAAAGGAGAATCAAGATTGGGAATTAATTAAAAGACTAACTCCCTTTGGTTGGATGTTATGGTATCTTGATGATGGCAATCTGTATTTATCAGATAACTCAAATCAGTTAAGTATAGCTATTCATAGTATACATAGTAGGATAGCAGCTATAGAAGAGCTTAAAACTTATGGTTTTGAGTTTGCAAGCTACAATGAATGTATTACTATTTCTGATAAACTTACTATTATTAAATTCTTAAATTGTTTCATAAAACCCTTTATTCATTTAATACCAGAATGTATGAAATATAAATGTATTGTAAAGATATAGTCGGGAGTAATCTATTAAATTAGATTACTTTGGAAATACCAATGGGTCCATTTGATAGTTGTAGATTGATTCATATTAATTTAGCAAGTTATATAGTTAATCCTTTTACTAAGAATGCTTATATTGATGAAGAGTTACTCTATATGCACTCTTATGAAGCTATGAGATTAGCTGATGATTTAGTTGATTTAGAGATTGAAGCTGTTGATAGGATTATTGATACAGTGAAGAATGATACTGATGATACTGAGTTCAAGCTATGGAGTAAAATCAAGGAGACTGCTATTAGAGGAAGAAGAGCTGGTTTAGGTTTTACTGGGTTAGCTGATGCAATAGCTATGTTAGGCTTGAAGTATGACTCTGATGAAGGTATTAGTCAGGTTGAACAGTTGATGAAAGTCATGTTCAAAGGTCAGCTTGATAGTAATATTGATATGGCTATTGAAAGAGGTCCATTTCCTGTTTGGAATGTTAGGCAAGAATTTCATGCTGGATGGGATGATGGTGGAAGTGGTCAGAATGACTGGTTCACTATATTATGCAAAGATTATAATAGTGAAGCAAGGAGAATGTTTCAATATGGTAGAAGGAACATAAGTTGGTCTACTGTAGCTCCTACTGGAACTGTAAGTATCATGGCTGGTACAAGTAGTGGTATTGAGCCTATATTCCTACCTTTCTATCAAAGAAAGAGGAAGTGTATGTCTGAAAGTGATAGGGTAGATTATGTAGATAAAGTAGGTGAGAAATACACCTTGTTTACAGTGGTTCATCCTAACTTGAAGAGATGGGCAATAGAAACTATGAACTACAGTGAGTCAGAAGTCAATGAATGGAGCTTAGGAGTATGGAAGGAAGTTTGGAAGGAAAGTCCTTATTATGGTTCTACAGCACCAGAGATTGATTGGAGACAGAGAGTTAAATTACAAGGAGTAGTTCAGAAATATATTACTCATAGTATCAGTAGTACAGTTAATCTGGCTAAAGAAACTACAGAAGAGGAGATTGCTGACATCTATATTGAGGCATGGAAACAAGGATTGAAAGGTATCACTATTTATAGAGATGGATGCAGGGAAGGTGTATTAACTCAGGTTGAGAAACCTAAAACTATTGAAGGAAGACAAGCTCCTAAGAGACCTAAAGTTCTTGAAGCTGATTACTATCAAGTTAAAGTCAAGAAAGAGCAGTTTATAGTTCTTGTAGGACTTCTTGAAGGTAAACCTTATGAAGTGTTTGCATTCAGACCTCTTAATCCTGTTAATATCCCATCACACAAAGGCACTATTACTAAAGTAAGTAAAATGCACTATAGTTTTGACTCTGAACATATTAATATATCTAACCTTGAGTTAGCTAATACTAATATTGAAGAGAATGCAGCTACACTATATTCTTCAATGTTGTTGAGACATGGTGTAGATATTAACTATATTATCAAGACTGCTAGAAAAGTCAATGATAATATTAGTTCATTCAGTTCAGCTATGTGTAGAATATTAGCCAAGTATATACCTAATGGTGAAGTGAAGGGTGAAACATGCCCTGATTGTGGAGGAACTTTAGTGAGGGAAGGTGGTTGCATTCACTGTAAAGACTGTGGCTACTCAAAATGCTTGTAACATGAAAATTGAAACTAAGTTTAATATGGGGGATTCTGCTTTTGTTATGTATAATAACAAGGCAGTTCCCATACTTATTATGGGAGTACATTACTCTTTAGATAGATATGCAGGTGAAATAACCTATTACTCTGCAAACATATCAACTGGTAATGGTCTGGAGAGGTTTAAAGAAAAAGAAGTATTCAAAACTAAAAAGGAATTATTAGAATCATTATGAAATTAAAGATAAAAGTAAGAGAAATAACAGAAGGCTGTATGCCTGAAATAATAGAGAAAGGTGACTGGATTGACCTTAGGGCAGCAGAGGATGTAGTATTAAAAGCACCTCAAGCTGGTGTAAGGAAGAGAAGAACTATTGATGGTGAAGTAGTAAGTCATAGAGATGTATCTTTTGATTATTACTTGCTTAACTTAGGAGTAGCAATGCAACTTCCAGTTGGCTTTGAAGCAATTGTAGATGCAAGAAGTAGCACTCCTAGTAAGTTAGGTATAATCTGTGCTAATAGTCAAGGGGTAATTGATAATTCATATCAGGGAAATGATGATGAATGGAAGTTCCCTGCTATTGCTATCAGAGATACTACTATTCATAAAGGTGATAGAATCTGCCAATTCAGGATTCAGTTAAGTCAGAAAGCTACTATGTGGCAGAAGCTTAAATGGCTCTTTAGCTCAGGCATTGAACTTGTAAAGGTTCAGAAATTGAATGGTAACAACAGAACTGGAATAGGTAGTACTGGTGTTAAGTAATGACTCTAAAAAAAAAGATGAGAACATGATAACAAATATATTATTTGTGGTAGGATTAGCACTTCTGGCTGCTCTCTTTGCCAAGGTGGTTGATATAGCTAGAAAGGGGGACAGAAGGGTATTAGCAAATAGAATGTCATTCAGAGAAACACTGGATTTAACTGAACTTCCTATTGTCACCTTTAGGAACAATGATAAGAAGTTTAACTTTCTACTTGATACTGGTGCCACTAATTCAGTAATTAATAAGTCTGCACTTGCAGATATGGTCTCTAGTCCTACTGGGAAGAAAGATTCTATCTATGGGTCTGATGGTAATAAAGAAGAAGTTGATATAGTTTCAATAGGTATTAGTTATAAAGATAATACCTTTGATGAGGAGTTCTATGCTAAAGACTTAGATGCTGCCTTTGGTAATTTAAAGGTTAGTCATGGAGTGAACCTGCATGGCATTTTAGGTAATTCTTTCTTCCAAAGATATAGATATGTCATAGACTTTGATAAACTTGTAGCATATTCAGCAGTATAATGGAGGATATAATTAAACTTAATTCAAAGGGAGAAGAGAACAACTATCTAAAGAGGTTAAAGAAACCTAATGGAGAGGAATCTAAGACCTATGTATTAAAAGTCACTACTCCTCAAGTTAGAGTAGGTACTACTGAAACTAAACATAAGTTTATAGAGCCTACAGGAGGTCCAATGTTAATTGAAGGTTTTAAGTGTGCTGATATTGATTCAGTAATTAAATCTATAGATTTTACAATTGGATATGGTTATAGCATAACATTTGAATAATATGACAGAAGACTGGGAATTTAGAGAGGAACAGCAGGAAACCACCTATTATGGTGAGCAGATATACTTTGTCACAGGACAATCTTATTTGTTTGAAGATGAGGATAGACCTTTCAAATGTATCTCAGTTGAGCAGTCTTTGGAGCTACTGGAAACCCTGAGAATAGTAGGCTTGGATAGTGAAACTAAAGGTACTGAAATCTGGCAAGGACAGTTGTTACTTCTTCAATTAGGTAATAAACACTTTCAAATAGTGATTGATTGCTTGACTATAGATGTAAGAAGGTACAAAGAGTTCCTTGAAAGTGACAGACTCTTTATCATTCACAATGCCAAATTTGATTTAAGATGGCTATATAAAGAAGGAATTGTAGTAAGAAATGTCTATGATACTTTCTTAGGTGAAAAGATACTATTCTTAGGTTTCCCTCCAGGCATAGTCTCTTTATCTTTACAAGCTTGTTGTGATAGATACTTGAATATACATCTTGATAAGACTGTTAGAGGTAAGATACATGCAGGTTTAACAGATGAGGTAATTATATATTCAGCCAATGATGTTGTTTGGCTTGAGGATGTAATGAATGCTCAATTAGAACAGATTAAAGCTAGAGGTCAACTCAATGCTTTAGAGGTTGAGAATAGATTTGTTAGAGTACTTGCATATATTGAATTCTGTGGTATTAGACTTGATGCTGTTAAGTGGAAGGCTAAGATGGTTAAGGATGAAGCTAGATTGAGAGAAGCTGAAACCAAGTTAAATGAATGGGTGATTAACTATGTGTTATCTAAAGGTGAAAATGCTGAGATAGCTTATGATTCTACCACTAGAAGAGGTAAGAAGAAGAGGGCTAAGGCTAGTGCTGGTAAATATGTAGCTATAGACCCACAGAGAAGCTTGTTTGAAGAGTCTAAACCTAGATGTATAATTAACTGGAATAGTAACAAGCAGGTTATTCCATTATTTGAAGAATTAGGCTTTGAGTTATGGACTAAGGATAAAAAGACAGGCAAGTTAAAGAAGTCTGTAGATTCAAAGGTGCTAGGAAAGCAGAAGGGTAAGAGTGATATTCTTCCCTTGTATCTTGAGTATTCAGCAGCATTTAAAGTAGTAACTTCCTTTGGTCAAAACTTCCTTGATGCTATTAATCCTGTTACTGGAAGAATACATCCTACCTTCAATCAAATGATGGATACAGGTAGGTTAAGTTGTGGTAAAGGTGGTAAGAAAGGTGGAGGAAAGACTAAAGATGATGATATAGCTGAGGATGAAACTGATGTAAGTGCAGATGAAATTATTGCAGTTGATAAGAGTGTAAATGTGCAACAGTTACCTAGTGATGAGGAGACTAGAGCATGTTTTATACCTAATACAGGTAATCTGCTTGTTGACTGTGATTATGGAGACCAAGAAGGTCATGTATTTACTGAGTTAACTCAAGATAAGGCATGGATTGAATTCTATAATGACCCTGCTGAGAGAGATGGTCATGCCTTTGTAGCTAAAATGATATTCCCTGATGAGCTTAAAGATATACCTGAAAAGGAAGTAAAGAAGAAGAGAAAGGACTTAAGAGATGCAGCTAAACCTGCTAGATTTACCTTTAATTATAATGGTACAGCTAGTGCATTAGCAGCTAATACTGGTAAGCCACTTGACTTCTGTGAGAAGTGCTTTGTTACTTACTTTAATGCTTTTAAGGGTATTGATAGGTTCTTTAAAGTATCTAAGAGAAAGATGTGGGAAAGAGGATATATCTTAATCTCAGAATTAACTGGATTAAGGGCATATATCTATGACTGGCCTATTCTCAGAGGTATTGAGAGAAGGAAGAATGGCATGGGTCAAGAGTTCTGGGACTTATATAGAAGTGCTAAGGAATCTGGCTTAGTTATAGAGGATATTCCTAGCTCAGTTCTGCAAGAGATTGCAAGAAAGTTTGCTAAAGGTGAGCCTCTTCAAGCTATTGCTATAAGGTATGAATATAAGGTAAAGGTAGCTGGTAAAGTAGAAACGAAATACATTGATATTAACTGGCAAACTGTAATAGTTAAAGTCTTCAAACATCTTAGCAAAAGAAGAAGTGCATCAGAGAATCAATCATGTAATTATACTAGTCAAGGGACAGCAGCAGCTATGACTAAAATAGCAGGTAGTGTGTACTTTGACCATCTGGTAGAAAGTGGGAGAATATTCAAAGTTCTTATACCAAATGATGTGCATGATGAGTATTTGATTGAACCTCCTGCTGAGATTGCAGAGGAAGAAGCTGCTAAGTTAAGTGAATGTATGGAGTATGCTGCATCACTATTTTGTAAGAGTGTAACTATTAAGGCAGTGCCTGAAATAGGAACCTGTTGGATTCACTAATATGGATACAAGTTATTTAGAATATGCTTTAAAACAACATGCTTATACAATGGGGCAAGTAGTATTAGCTACTGCCCACATTGAAGGCATGAAAGCAGAGAATGAGAAAGCTATTCAGAATGGACTTACTCCACCTTATGGGGAAGAACAGTTTGAAAGAGCTATGGAAAGTTATGCCATTGACCATAACAGTGTAATTAATGCTTTTACATACTAAAATTTATGGGTGATTTTATAATAATACTAATCATGATAGTAATCTTTGCTTGTTTGGTATGGCTACTATACAAGGCTAATGAGCTTCAAAAGAAGAATATTTATGTTTATCCTAAGACTAAGAACAAGTATCTTGTTAAAGGTATAGTTAAAATGAAAGATACTCTTTCACTTGAATGGGTAGATGCTGTATTGTATATTAGTCTTAAGAATGGGAATTATTATGTTAGAGAAGAGAAACAATTCTTTGACAAGTTTGTAACATTAAAAGAATGGGAGAATGAACAAAAGAAATCTAATTGAAAGAAGTATAGATGAATTAAGCAGACCATCTATTGTAGCTAACCCTACTGTTATTACTGTTAGAGCTATGTTAGCACAGTTCTTAGAAGATAACCCTATCAGTGATACTCTTCAAGTATCTCAGGCTAAGAGTGCTCCAGCACTTCCTAATGGTCCAGTATTTAATTTTAAAGAACTGACTAAGAAGATGGCTGAAACTTATGAAAGAAAGAATCATGACTATGGTAATTCCTTTGATATTTCTATGGATGAAGAAGGTCTTGCTGCTGCAAGAATTAGAATGGGGGATAAGTGGCTAAGATTCAAACAGTTATCTAAGGGTGAAGAAGCTCTTGTCAAGGATGAATCTATAAGAGATACATTACTTGATATGGCTAACTATGCTATTATGACAGTAATGTGGATGGATAATCAAAAGAAGTGTGACAATGGCTAAGATAATCTTATGTAGAGGAATACAAGGTAGTGGTAAGACTACTTGGGCTAAACAATGGGTACTTGAAGACCCTGAGCATAGAGTAAGATTCAATAATGATGACATCAGAAATATGCTTGGTAAGTATTGGGTTACAAGTAGGGAACATCTTGTATCTGATATAAAGAAGGACTTCATGGTAAGTGCTATGGAATTTGGATATGATATTGTTGTTGATAACATGAATTTCAATCCAAAAGAGATAGAATACTATGAAAACTTAGTTGATAGTACCCTTGGTTATATGAATTGTTACTCACTAGAGTATAAAGATTTCTTTATACCTCTTGAGGTGTGTATTGAGAGGGACTCTAAGAGAGAGAATCCTATTGGTGAAGAAGTAATAAGGAAGACTTATGAAAGGTATAAATCAATAATTGAAGGTGTATGAGTAAGCAAGGAATTTATGTAGGGCCAACTAATAATAGTCCTAATAGAGACAGACAGCCTACTGATAAACAGAAGAGGTGGAGAATCAGGAATAACATACTTTGGAGACTAAAAGGCATGACTATTCCTTACTATGCTGGGACTGGAATATTAACTCCAGTTGAAGTAGAGAAACTAACTCAAGCCTTTTCTTTAATTAGAGAAGTAGTAGGTAACTCCACTCAGTCTAGCAGAGAACTTGGATTCAATGCAGTAGAGAGATGTAAATACTGTGGTAAACCTTCAACACATGAGGGTGGTCTATGTGATAATTGTTATAATGTAAGACATTATTAATATGGCAGAAATATCAGTTGAAAATGTGATGGTGGAGGCTGAGAGAGACTCATTCTTTCCACCAAGATTATGGGTAATTACCTATGATTTAAGAGGAGTTGGTAAAGGTATTGCAATGGTAAAAGCATCTAATGCAAATGATGCTGAGCAAATACTAAAGACTAATGGTATGTACAATGGTACTCAATCAGAGTATCTTGTAACTAAGACAGAAGAGATTGTCATTCCACCTTGTTGTGGTTTAATGGCAGAACAGAATGTGGAATTCTTTAACAACAATTAACTATGGATAATTTAACTTTAGGAGCAGCAAATCATCCTGATGCACCATTCAATGAACCTTTAAATACTGAACATAAAAGGTTTGTGAGTGTGACTATATCATACTATGATACTGTTGAAGCACCTGTAAATAGCTCTGATGATTTTATAGAAAAGTCTTTTTATAAAAAGGTATTTGACAGAGATATTCCTAAGGAATTTGATATTGATGAAGTTGTAGTACTAAATGACTAATTATGAGAATTATAAAACCAAGTTTTGAGATTTGGGACCAAGAAGAAGGTCTTGAAGGAATCTACAAACAAATTGAATTTAGTACATAATATTCCTTTTAATAATTTGTTTATGTCGAAAAATTTACTTATATTTGTATTATTAAAAATAAAAATATATGGAACAGTGGAAAGAAATAGTAAATTTTGAAGGCATTTATGAAGTAAGTTCTTTAGGTCAGGTAAGAAGAATTCATAAAGATAATAGAAGTTCTAAATATAAAGTATTATCTCAAGATACTTTAAGAGGGTATAAAAAAGTCACTTTATTTAAAAATGGTATAGGATATAAAAAGCAAGTACATAGACTTGTAGCTGAATCCTTTATTCCTAACCCTCTTAATTTAGAACAGATTAATCATAAAGATGAGAATCCTTCTAATAATAATGTTGATAATTTAGAATGGTGTTCTAGAATTTATAATGTGAATTATGGAACTGGAATTGATAGACAAGTTGCTAAAAGAAGTAAAAAAGTTATTCAGTTGGATTTAAATGGTAATATTATAAATGAATTTAATTCGACTCAAGAAGCTCCTAGAATATTAGGAATTAGTCAAGGACTTATTTCTAATTGTTGTAATGGAGGATATTGGAGAGATAAGCATTCTAAATTTATTAAATGTACTAGAGTAGGAGAGTTTAAATTTAAATTTAAAGAAGATGAAATTAATAAAAGCTAATTTTAATATAATAGAACAAGGTCCTAGTATAGATGGTATATATAAAATAATTGAACAGGCAGGGAGAGTATGTTATAAATCAGAAGATAAGATAACAGAGACTTCTGCTAAGGAGTTTGTAGATAGGATGATTAAGTCAGGTCATGGAGCTATGTTGGAGCATGGTACTGTATATTTACAATATGAGGTTGTAAAGAGTGCTATTAATCCTCTAACAAAATACTATCTCAACAAATACTCAAAAGTTAAAGCAAAAGAGGGAGCAATCGGAGAAACTATGAGATTGTTTGTTACTACTAATCTTAGAGTGTTAGTAGAGAATGATTGGCTCAAAGACTTAGAGTATATCTGTGAGCCTACAGAGTACCATGAGAGAAGAGTTACTATACACTTTGTATGTGATAGAGGTGTAAGTCATGAGTTTGTAAGGCATAGAGTATTTAGTTTTGCTCAAGAAAGTACCAGATATTGTAACTACTCTAAGGATAAGTTTCAAGGTGTTACATACATTCAGCCACCTTGGTTAGATGGTGATATATCAAATGAAGATGGTAGTAGGTTTAATGATGTTTATACAGATACATATTTGCACACTCTTACTACTGCGGAGAATGCCTATTTGGATTTACTCAAACAATGGGATAATAAAGTTCCTGATAAAAGATTCAAATCTGGGTATAAGAATAATCCTTGGACACCTCAACAAGCAAGAGCAGTATTGCCTAATGCACTTAAGACAGAGTTAGTAATGACTGGTTTTGTGAGTGATTGGGAGCATTTCTTTAAGTTAAGAGATGCAGGCAATGCTCATCCTCAAGCAAGAGAACTGGCACATCCATTACACATGGAGTTTTTGAGAAGAAATTATTTGGTGGATTTATATGATGAAGCCAATCCTGATTAATAACTAAAAAAAAACAATGGCATTTGGAAGTAAGAAACAAGCAGTTATTGCGAAGCCTTCATTTAAGGAAAGGCTGACTGGAGTAAAATCAATGTTTAAGAAAGCACATGAAGATGCTTCAAAATTGAATGCAGAAATGCAAGCTAGTATTGATAGTAAGAAAGAAATGATTGCTTCTATTGAAGCAGATATTAATACTATTGCTACCACTAAGAAAGAGGCAAGAGATTTTATGTCTAATTTAGAAAAGTTCATTTAATTATGGTAAAGAATTTTAAAGTAGGTGATGTATTAAGTGAGAGTTCTCACTATGTAGTGACTGGTATCTATGGTAATGATACAGTACTAAAGCATCAAGAAAGTGGTGATAGTGTACATATTAATAAGATGTACATTGAGAAGTATCTTGAATCTGCTGATGAAGTTATCAATGAAGTAAAGGTAACTAAAGAAGATAAGAAAGATGGTACTTTAGGTATTAGAAGTATCTTTGAGAGTATTCATGGTACTCAAGTGTTTACTGTGTGTTTTAAGAAGCAAGATACTCCTAAGTCTCAGAAGAAACTGAATGCTGAGATTGCTACATTGATTAGTGATTTCTCTAGTGAAATTGATATTATTCAGAAAAGTAAGAAGGGTGTTGCTGATGCTGCAAAGAAGTTTGCAGAGGAGTTAATTAAAAATCCTATTCTCCCTTATGAAGAAGGAGAAGATAGAGTTCTGAGAGGCTTCAAGATTCAGTTTGATAGTAGAGATGGAAGATACAGGTGCATAGATATGGATATAGAAGGTCCAGATAATATCAGACCTGTAAATATCAATACTATCAAGTGGCTAATTATTGGAGGAACTAAATATGTTGTTGAGTAATGATAGGACTGATGTTGGAATCAAGAAAACATCAGCACAATGGCAGTCTTTATATCCTTATCCTAAGGTATTAGACCCTGATGGATGGGATAGAAAGAACTATGATTATTCTTGGAATGAAGAGCTTATCACACTTGAAGAGTATAAGAATAGATGTAATAGGAGTACTTGCCTCCATCATTGTAATTTCCAATAATAGTAAGGGTAGCATTAGCTACCCTTTTGTTTTTTAGTAAAGATTCTGCTTTTTGTGCAGAACTTTTAGACTTATTCTCTTGTTTATTTAAAAAATATATTCTACTTTTGCAAAGTAATTAACTAATTAATTGAATGTTATATGAGTAAGACTTGTTATACTCCAGTGAAAGGACTGGATGATGTAATAGCTAGTAAGGTAACAGGATGGAATAAATACTTAGTTGCTAATCTTAGAGGTCTATATCAGGAAAGAAATCCTGAGGCTGAGACTCCTACTGCTGAAACTCTTGTAGAGTTCAGAAGAAGTCTTAGTAAAGAAGATGCTAAGAGAATACTTGATGCTGTTAATAATCCTGCTGTGTCATATACACAGTTAAGGGATGACTTTAGTGCAGAAGAAAGGTTCAATAGAATAAGTATGATTTCTACTATGTTCTCAGACATTGTAGATGCTGTTCAAGAGGAGAATCCTAGTGTAAGTAGAAGAGATATTGTAGCTGGCTTCACTATTGATGGTCAGCAAGTTGGTGGTGTAGCTGGTATCTTTAATGAGATATATGATACTCTTCAATCACAATATAGTGATGCTGTACAAGAGGGAGACACTGAAACAGCTTCTAAGTATCAAAAGATATTTGATAACTGGGGAGCTTTACTATCCTTTGCAAAGATTAGAATTAGAGAAGCAGAAGACCTTAAGGTAGGACAAGACATTAGCTTTGCTGATGATGCTAATCCTAACAACTTCAATGATAATGACATGACTGAGAAGTTCATCATGGAAGAGTCAAAGAGAGAAGGTTGGATGGAACAAGCTGAATTTGAGTCATCATTTGGCTCAATTGGAAAGCAAGTAAGAAAGGTTATTGGAAGAACACCTCAATATAAGGATGGTCAACCAGTACTTGATGATTTAGGTTTTCCTGTTATGCAAGACCCTGTAAGAATGCACCAAGAGTTACTTGATGTACTTAGAGGTGTAGGTAGTGAAACTGAAATGATGAATGCTCTTAGAGAGTATAGTAGTACTGCTGGGTGGGTTTCTCCATTCATGGAAGAGCTTGAGAATCCATTAGTAAGAACCCAGTTCTACACTGATTTCAAGAAGAACTTCCAACCTTATGCTATGCAGACTGAGAAACAAGATGGCAGAATTAAGACTTACAAGACTGCTCTACTTAATAGAATTAAAGGTGATAAACCTTTTAGTTCATTCTTAACCTCAGTTAAACTTGGTAAGGTAGTTAATCCTACTAGAAGTATCTTTGAAAAGAGTGGTCTTAGTACTAGAGTTATGCCAGTGAGAGTAGAGAGAATCAGAAATAAGATAATTGATACTTTAGCACAACCAGAGAGAATTACTGAGAAACCTAAGTTCTGGCAGATGTCTAAAGTTGAAAGAAAGCAGTTCTTAATTGATGCTACAGAATCACTTGGTATTGATATAGATGGTGAGACTTTAGATAGAATAATGAGTAAGAACAGAGATATTAGAGCATTAAATAAGGAATTACTTGATGCTGCTAAGTTTGGTTTGACACTCACTAAAGAAGAACAAGAGGGAAGGAAGGATGTTAGTTATGAGGAGTTAATCAAGAGAGCTTCCAGTAATGAAAAGAAAGGTGTACTGAGAGAGAAGATTACTAAAGTACTGTCTATTGTAGCTAAGAGTAGAGAAGGCTTGAAGCTTGAGAGTAGAGTAAGATATGGTGATAATACTTTCTTTAGTAATGTCATTCCATCATTCATGGGAGATAGATTTGATAGAATAGCTAGTTTTGTAAAGGCTACTGATAAGAGAGGACTTCAAGCTATGCTTGAAACTACTTATCTTGATTCTTCATACTTCCAGTATAATGGTAAGATACTTAACAAATGGATAGAAGAACTCTATAATAGTGATTTAAGTAAAGAAGATAACTTTGCTGCTAACTTCACCTTCAAGAGATTCTTAGGTACTGATAAGCTTACATTTGATGATTTCACTAGTAAGCAACACGCAGTACAGATGCTCAATGAGTATTTCTCTGAAAGGCAGATTAGTCCTAATAGTCAATATGCTTGGTATCCTGTATTTATCCTTGGTGATAGTGGAGTTGCTAAGTTCATTAAAGCCAAGAGATATGGTGGTCAGGAAATCTTAGATGGTTTGTACAATGTCTATGTTCAAGAGAAGAGAAGGATGGAGTTAACTAAAGCTGCTAATAAAAAGATGCAGGAACAAGGTACAAAAGCCATTGAAAACTTCTCAAGGAGTGAAGATAAGTTTAGCCTACTTCCCTTCTTAAATGAACCTAAGTATGCTGGAATGATTAAAGAGGGAAACCTTGAACAATCAGTTAAGCAAGCTATTAGAGCATATATGGATGATGCTGTTACTAAGTTTAAGCAACAACTGAATAACTTAGGAGTACTTGAACAAGCAGGTAATCAGTATGTATATCTAAGTCAAGAAGTTAAAGGTGATAGAACTATAGACCAAGTATTGGCAGACTATTACTGGAATACTAAGTTTGCTACTATTCAACAGTTGCAGATGATGACTATTGACCCTTCTTTCTATAAGGGAACCAAGGACTTGCAGAAGAGATATAAGGAAATTCATGCCCCAGGTTCTGCATTAAGTGTAGAAGCTATTGACCCATTCACAGGTGAAAGATATAGTAATGATGGTATTGAAAGAGTAGTTTATTTTGATGATATTGATGTAAATGCTGAGAAGTTTGACCCAGAGTTTATGGCAGCAATTGCTAATCACTTTGGTAAGAACTCTAATGTATATAAGTCATATAAGAAGAATACTCTAACAGATGGTCAAGGCTATAGAACACTTGAAAGTTATAAGAAAGTAATGGGTATGGCTGGCAAGTGGGATGAAAGAATGGAAGCAGCTTATAATCAGATACAATCCATTAGGTCCAAGATAGGCAAAGATGAAAATCCTTCAATGGAAGATATTAAGTCTATCTCAGATTTAGCTGTTATATTCCAACCTATTAAACCTTATTTATTCTCTTTTGAGAACTATAGTATCAATGGAGCAGATATGTTAAAGATACCTGTTCAGCATAAGTATGCTGAGGCAGTTCTTATACCTGAACTTCTTCCTGCTGGTAGTAAGTTAAGAGATATAGCTTATTGGATGGAAGAGCATGTTAATCCTGAAACTGGTAAGAGTGAGCCTATAGATATGCTTGGTTCTACTAAGATTGTTAAGGTGGGTGGATTTGGTTCTACTGATATTAGCAATGTTGACTCAAAGACTATTAATGATGCAATGAATAAAGGTTATGTTCATCAGTTAAGCTATGCTGACTATAGAATCCAGACTAATGTTCCAGAGCATATTAACAGTTCTCAGTTGTTTGGTACTCAGGTAAGAAAGCTAATTATGGCTAAGGTAGAAAGATTCAAAGACTACAGTAGTTATATAGGTGGGAAAAGAGTTAATCTTGGTGGTAAGTATGGTAATGTTAAGTTGAATGGTGGTAATCTTGTAAGGTTCTATAATTCTCTTATTACTGCTAATATCATTGATTCTTATCATCTATTTGAGAATGCAGTATCAGATGCTGGTAAAATAAGTAATAGACTAATTCAGACTACAGCTAACAACAGCAGGGAGTCTAAAGATAACATTATGGCTTATAGTCTTAATGCTAAAGGTGAATTTACTATACCATTATTTGAAGGAGGATTAGAGCATGATAGCTCAGCTTTATTCTTTAGTCTCTTCAAGAAGATGGTAAACAAACAGTCTATTAAAGGTGGTAGTGCAGTTCAAGTATCTGCTATGGGTATTACTGGTTATGAAGAAGATGGAGGTTTGAGATATGTAATAGACCCCAATAATCCTAATAACATACTGTATGCTGAGTGTGAGATTCCTTGGGATTTGACCTATACTGATAATGCTGGTAAAGAGCATTCTCTTGACTTTGGAACCTATTGTAATGAAGATGGTACACTAAAGGTTGATGAATCAGGTAATACTCTATTAGAGAAAACATATCCTAATATACTTAGTTTGCTTGCATATAGAATTCCAACTGAAAGAGACTACTCAATGATTAATCTGAGAGTAAAAAGATTCAGTCATAAGACTACTGGAGGTACTATTAAAGTACCACCTCAGGGAACTACTATTGCAGGTTTTGACTTTGATATTGATAAGTTGTACTTTATGAGAAATGAGTATCAGCAAAGGCAACTTACATCAGAGGAAATAAAGAACATATGGTCAGAGTTCTATGATACATATCCTAATTTGAAGGCAGTTCTTCAAGAAGCTAGAGAAGAAGATACTGAATCATTAGATAGACTATATAAGTATTGGGAGAAAGCTGGATTACCTTATACATATCAAGCAGCTTTTAATCAGTTTGTAGCTGATAGAGGTTATATTAAATTTGAAGAGTATGATTTTAGTAAGAGTCCATTAGAGAATAGTAAGGCTAGTAGAAACAACATGCTTATTCATCTAATTCAGCAGAGATTAAGTGATGTTGAAACCTTTGGTGATAGATATACCCCTGGTGGATTTAGTAATGCTTCAAAGGCAGCTAGAGTGATGAGAGAATTAATGTTTGGTAATGTAATTGCTGACCACAACTCTAGCACTGTAGACCTTTCAAGTATTAGCAGAGCTATAGATGAAGGTAAACTGGAAGACCCAGAACCTAACTATGACCCTAGTGACCCTATGACTATTGTTATTTACAATCAGCAGAATAATGTTGCAGGTAAGCTGATTGGTATATTTGCTAATCAGAATACTAATCATGCTTTTGCATCTTTGATGGAAGAATTCTATTTGAAAGAAGCTATCTCATTTGCAGGAAAGACTTATGCAGACCTACTTCATAATAATGAAATAGATACAAGTTTGAATGTTGCTGAGTTCTTAGCTGCATCAGTAGATGCTGTTAAAGACCCTGTACTTAACTTCTTGAACTTGAATACTGTTACTGCTGATGCTGGTGCAATGTTAGCAAGACTTGGTTTTACTACTGAGGATATCGGTTTGTTATTCAATCAGCCTATTATTAAGGATATATGTGAATACAGCTTTAATAATGGTATGTCTGATATTAACTCTGTGATAGATAATGTATTAGATACTTATGAGGTTGAAGGTGAATTAAATAAAGCTATACCTGAGGAGTTTGATAAAGAGCAGCTAGCATATAACATTGTTAGAAGTGCTAATGAAGATAAGAAAGACCTAATGAGAGATGATGAATTTGTTGAAAGACAGGTTCATGTAGTCGACTTATTCAGGAAGATACTTGAGGCAAGTAATGATGTTTCTCAGTTTGTTAGAAACACTAAGTTTACTGCATCTAATGCTGTAGGTTCTACCTTTGGTGATGCCTATGCACAACAGATGAAAGTAGCTGCATATGTCAAGTCTTTCAAGAAAGCTGATGCTCTTAAGGTTGAGATGAAAGTAGCACAAGGTATCTACTCACCTATTAATAATGAGGATAATACACTAGCTATGAATGACCAAGAGTATATGGAAAGCTTACTTGAGAATCCATTTGCCTATGAACAAGCTATGTATGATATGAATAGAAAAGCAGAAAAGGCAATCAACAAGTTCTATCCTTATAACACTAAAGCTTATAGAGAAGCTAGAGAAGAGTTAGCAGGATTCACTAGAAGTGGTTTACTTGATGCAGAGACTATTAATAGCATACACAGTGACTTAATGGTATTTATGTTAAGTCAGCAAGAGAATAGTTTGTTTAATGGAAACATGCCTATTAATGCTGCTGGTGAAGTTGTAACAGCTAGAGAATACTTTACAGAGGTATTCCCAGAAGGGTTATTCAATATTCTTGAAGCTAATCCTACTATGAAGTCCATGCCTATATTCCAGTATATGCAGTTTCAAACTGATGAAAAGACTGGTAAAGTAAGTATGAATATTCAGGATATAGGTGGTTTAGCACCTTATCAAAAGGATGAGCTTAAAGAGAGTTGGGGAGACCTGATGAGAAATGAAGATACTGCTGAGATAGCACAGTCTTTATTCTTATATAACTATTACAAGTTAGGCTTTACTTATAGTCCTATGGCATTTATGAACTTAGCTCCTACAGAAGTTAAGTTAGCTGTGCAAGTAGGATATGACTATAATGGTAATCCTCAATCTTATGTTGACTTCTTAAATGAAGTGCAGAAGAGTAGGATAGGTGTTAATAGTCAAGAGTTTGCTAAACAGTATTTGCTTAATCACTTAGATAACACTAGACTGGTACTCCATCCTAAAGGAAGAAGTGGTAAAATTATCAGTAACTTAGCATTTGAAAAGGGTGTAGCTGTTAACAGTTTCACACTAAATGCAAAGAAGCTGGGTAAAGATGCAAACCCTTTCTTACTTCCTAGTGAAGATAAAGGTATAGATGTATTCAGACCAGTGATTGTTATAGATGATGTAGCATATCTGTGTAATAGTGGTGGAGATATATTTAATCAAAGTACTACTGGCAGTATGGATTACTTTAGAGTAAATGCTTTAGGTGATGCAGGTAAATCTCTTCAATATAGTTCTAATGGAATTACAGCAAGTATGGTAGCTGATACTGAGGTCCAAGACAATGGTAATACATCTGTTGAACCTGAGGTAGTTAGTACACCAGATACAAGTTTAACTACAGAAGAACTAATCAAAGAGGCTACTGACTTAGCTCTTAAAGCTGATAATACTCTTCAAAGAGATATGGTAGTAGAGATGCTAAGTAAAGCTAGTAGAGAAGACTTGATTGATACGATTAACTCTCTGAAAGCACAAGCTAATAATGTAACTGACCAAGAAGGTAATAAGATTTGTTAATATGGATAAGTGTAGTATAATTCCAAGAGTAAAGAACAAACAAGGTGAATTTGTAGATAGTGAGCTTTTTAGCTCACTACTACATTACACCAATGATAGGGAAATAGCTAAGCAGTATTATGCTGTAGGTACAAGCCCTGAGTTCTTAAGTAGAGTAGCTAATGAAGCTAAGTTTGATAGTAATGGTGAGATAACCTTTCAGTCTTTGAGACAGCTAACTAAATTAAAGTTAAGTGATGAAAAGATAAAGCAAACTCTTAACAAAGATATTGGTGCAGGGGTATATGATTATAATGAGGCTGTACCTAAACTTCAATCTTTTAATAGAGCTAGCCAATACAATGACAAGTATATGGCTACTATTATTAGTAGACCAGATGGTAAGGTAGAGTTAAGTATAGTTGATAAGAATAGCACTAATACTGCTCAACTTAATGATAATATAGCTAATAGAAGTCTGCAAGAAAGGATTAAATTCTATCTTAATAGAGCTGGTGTTGACTACAGCTTCATGGATGCAAGTGATAGAGTTAATGGTAGATATAGTACTATTAATGCAACTAGGACTGCTGATAGTTTATATCAGCTAATTAAAGTAGCTAATAATGAACAAATTGATAGTAGCTTATCTGAGGAAGCAGGTCACTTTGCTGTAGGTGCATTAGGTAATAATCTTTTAGTTCAGAGACTTGAGAGAGTGCTTACACCTGATGTACAGAAAGCTATTATGGGTGAGGAGTATGACACTATTGCCTATAGAAGTAATCCTGCAAGAGAGGTTGCTGGTTATTTAGTTGGTAAAGCAATCAATGGTGAAATTGATAAGAGAGCTTCATGGCAATCATTGATAGGTAGAATTGTAGATACAATTAAGAGAGTATTCAATACTATTACTGGTAATGAGATAGCTAATGCTAAACTTGATGCTATAAGAACTGCTGATGCAATTGCACAAGGATTTATGTCACCTGGTTTCCAGGGAACTGTAGAAAATGCTCTTGAAACTCAAGAAACTCTATTCAGTGCTAAAGACTCTGTTAATGTAACTACCTTCAAGTCTATATTGAACATCTTAAGAAGTCAAACAGAAGAAATGAGGGCTATAGATAAGTCTCTTTATAACAAGTACAATCAATTAGCAGGTCAAGTTGAGGCAGGAAGAATAAGTAATAGCCCTTCACTATTTGCTGACTTGATAGCAGTAGATGGTATAACAGAAGCTATGGACTTGATGGTTGATACTGTACCAGAGATGATTAACAAGCTCAATAAAGTTGATTTCAATGTAGCCAATATTACTCCAGAGAATGCAGCTTTATTAAGAGAAGTAGGTACATTTGTTTCAAATGCACAGGCTTTGATTAAGATTGTAAAGGATGCAACCACTACAGAAGACTCTAGATTGAAGTTACAGAATGTGAGTGAAGATACAATGAATAGACTCAAGACTCTTAGGAGAAACTTGAATGAAGCTATTAATGGTGATGATAGGTTACTAAGTAATCTTGAAATCAAACAGAGAGAGTTTTATTTAAAATTCCTTGAAGATGCTATGGGTTCCACTTATGTAGAAAGAGCTTCAAGAGTAATCTTTGATTGGAAGAAAGGACAAAGAGGACTTAAGTGGGTTAATGCTGAAAGAGTTCCTATTGAGGATTTACTTAGATACATGGAAAAGGATATTAGTATTCATGAATCAATCCTTGCATCAATGTCTAACAACTCTGATGTAATAGGTCAGCTTGCAGATAGAGCAGTTAAGTTAGCTAATAAATATGCTGATGATATGACTATTCAATCACAAGATAGACTTAGAGGATTGGAGAAAGACTTGCATGATATTGGTGAGAAGAACACTGATATATTCTGTGAAGTTAGCCCAAGAACAGGCAAATTAACAGGTAACATTGTATCAGAGTTTGTATGGGGAGACTATGAAGATGATTGGCTTGCATTCAAGAAAGAAGCAAGAGATAACTTCTATGCTAACAATAACCTTGATGGTAAGTCTGATTTTGAAAAGAGTCTGCTTTGGGACCAGTTCTTCAAACCTCAAGCTAAGTCATGGCATAAACAACACTCCCAGTGGCATATGATTGAGCAAAGATGGTATCCTAATGATAACTATAGAAGTGAGCAATATGCTAGAACTATAGCAGGAACAAGGAGAGAGGGTTGGTTAAATAAATACATGAACCTTAAGAGAGAACTTGATGGCTTCTTGCCTAATGGTAGTACTAATGTTTATAGAATGCCTCAATTCAAAGGCACTACTATGAATAAGATTAGGAATAGAAGAATGACGGAGGGAACTGGTAAAGCTATTAGTTATACTTTGAGAAGAAATATGGCTGATACCTTTGTTGAAGATAGTGAAGATAGAGACTTTGGTAGTGACCAAACCTATAATACAATAGAGGAAGATATGTTCTCTAATCAGCTTGAGTTTGAAAAAGAGAAGTTAAACAGAGTTCCTATCTATGGTATCAATAAGTTAAGAGATACTGGAGAACTTAGTACAGACTTGTTCCAATCTACCTTAGCTTATGCAGGTATGGCTCATACTTATGCAGGTATTTCAAGTATAGCAGGTACTCTTGAGATTGGTAAAGATGTCTTGAAGAGGAGAGCTGTAGGAGGGGTTAAGCCTGAGTCAGAGAGAGATGAAACATCCAGAGCCTATAAGAGATACCAGAAGTTCTTAGACAAGCAAGTGTATGGCATTAATACTACCAAGATAAAGATTGGTAAGAAAGTTGTGCTAAATAAGATAGTAGGCTTCTTTACTGGTCTTGCATCAAAGTTCTTCTTAGGTGGTAATGTTCTTGGTGGTGCAGTTAATGTTGGTACTGGTAGTCTTGAAATATTCAAAGAGGCTTTAGCAGGTGAATTCTTTAGTGTAAAAGACTGGGAAAGAGCTAATCTAACCTATTGGAAGTCACTGCCATCTAACTGGTTACATGCTGGTGATGATGTTAAGGAAGATAAGGTAAGCTTATTCATTAGACAGTTCAATACTCTTAATGAAAATAAGAAGAAAGAGAGAGAATACTTCACCAATAAATCTAAATGGGTTAAGTTAAATCCTGTTGGTGAGAATCTATTCTTACCTTATAAATGTGGTGAGCACTACATGCAGACTATGGCCTTCTTAGCATTAGCTAATAAGACTAAGCTAGTAGATGAAAATGGTAATCCTATTTCATTATACAATGCTTATCAAGTAGTTCCTATAGATGAAACTAAACCTGAATTAGGTAAGACTTTAGCTATGAAGCAAGGTGTTAAGTATGTTGATACTGAGACTGGTGAGCTAAGAGAATGGAGTATAGATGATGAGTCTAGATTCATGGACAGAGCTAGAGAAATCAATAATAGAATGCACGGTATCTATAACAATGCAGATAAAGTAGCTATTCAACAGAATGTCTATGGTAATGCTTTGTTAGCCATGAGAGGGTATGCTTTAGGTATGATACAAAGAAGATTTGGTGTTAGTACTTATAGTGTAGCTTTAGGTGGGGAAACAGAAGGCTCTATGAGAACTCTTGCTAAGGTAATTGCATCTACATTCACTGATAAAGGTGGATTTGGTCTAACAGCTAGAGCTATCCTAACTCCAGTATCTAAGACTACTCAGCAAAGGATGCTTGATGCTGGCTTCTCAGCTAATCAGTATTATAATATGAGAAGAAACTGGGCAGATATGGCAGTTATTGTAGCACTAACTTTACTTAAGATGCTAAGTGCTAAGCCTGATGATGACGATGATGAAGAACCTGACCAAGCTATGGGTTTCCTGTATTATGCAGCTAGTAGATTATATAGTGAACAAGCAGCTTTCAATACTCCTTGGGGGTTTGTTAAAGAGGCTCCAGTAGTTACTAATATATCACCAGTTGGCTTTAGTTTGGCTACTGACTTAGTTAATATAGTTACACTATTTGCTACTCAAGAGGAGTATAAGTCAAGTGGAGGTACTTATGAGAAAGGTGATTTGAAATGGGCACACAAAGTTGAGAGAATGCTTCCCTATTGGAGAAGCTACTTAATGATGCAAAATCCATATCAAGCAGCACAGAGTTACCAGTATGGTAGAGCTAATCTTACCAAGTAATAAAACACAAAAAGAGCTAGAGGTTAATCCCCCTAGCTCTTTTTTTTTATCTTAGTTATACTTAACTCAGACATTCTTTCTGATGTTGCTTCTCATCCTCAGTCATGCTATTCCAAGATTCCTTGGTATATCCTAACTGTATAGCAGCTTGTCTAACATCATCACTAATTGACTCCCAGTTATTAGCTGATGGAGTAACTAGGTTACCTTTCTTAGCTGGCTTAGCAAATCTATTCTTAACTCTACCCATCTTAAGACCAAGGTTCTTGTTAACTACAGTCTCTGGTTCAACTATTTCAGTCTTCTCAACCTCTACACCTGCTGGTAACATATCAGTAATCATTTGCTTCTCACTATCAGTAAGTTTATCATATTGAATATTTACATCAGTGAATGGTACTGAACCTACTTCTTCAAGAACAGGCTTAGAGTCTTTATATTCCTTACCATTAGCAAGTAATTGATTACCTGATTCTACTTCATATTTAGTCTTTCCATCTCTAAATCCTAAAGGAGCAGGGTAAGTAACATTAATAGGTATAATGTTAAGTGAAGCTACTTTAATACCATACTTATCTTCAATGAACTTTTGATACATTGAGACTTGTTTAGCATACTTCTTTCTCTTTTCTTCACTTATACCGCTTCTATTAGTCTTCATATCAAAGATATGAAAGTTACCTTGAGCATCATAAGCAAGTAAGTCAAGAGTTCCAGCAACTGGTACTTCATGTACCTGACCTTGTGTATCAGTTACTTTAACAGTTCCTGTAACAGTAACATCCCTTGGAATTACTGTAAGACCTTGAGCATCAAGGTAGTTCTTAAGACCTACTAACTGATTAGCAAAAGCTCTCCATTCTGCTTGAGTAGCATTAGGATAATCATATAAGTAGTCATTCGATAACTTACCATCTTCTCCAGTAAACTCACCTGCAAAGAAGTCTCTTACAAACTCATCTACAGAAGTACCTATATTAGTTGAAGGTGTAATCCAAGGACTATTAGGGTCAAATCTTTCACCAGCTAGTTCATCAGCTTGAATGATAGAAGTAACTCTAGCATATCTTCTTCCTTCTTCATCAACATAACCAGAATTATCATCAGCTAATCTAATAGATTTACTATCTTCAACTATTCTATTAGCTATATCTCTAGCCTTATCAACAGCAGGATTAGATACAGGTTTAACTTCACCTCGTAATACAGCACCAGACTCACTATCAACTATAGCATTACCTACCTTCACTTGGTCAGTAGCTGTAATGACTGGAGTATCAATTGGTTTGCTAGTTGTAGCATTAACCTGATTAGCAACTACTGGTGTAGGTGATGGTGTTCTACTACCATCTTGTTTGAATGGACTATTAATATCAATGCCTCTGATAGTGTATTTAAGTGAGGTTCTACTTGATTCAAGTATGTTATCATCAAATATATCACTAGCATTTCCTAATCTAGCCTTTCTAGCATCCTCAGACTCACCTTCCTTAGCACCAAAGTCATTATAATTAACTTGCCACTTAACAAAAGGTTGAGTTCCATCATATCTAAAGTTACCATCATCAAGGAATAAGTTCTTAATAGCTTGAACCTTAGTTACATCAGTCATTGTACCATTAGTTACATTAGCTAAAGGTATAGTATTAGTACCATTAGTTATAGCTAGTTGATACATTCTATTACCTTCAATCATCTCTTCTGTAGGAGTAAGTACATACTCATATCCTTTAGGAATAGTAATATAGTTACTTAACTTCTTAGTAAGACTTTCACCTAATGTCTGCAACTTAGTAGCACTATCTCCTGTAGGGATTAGTACACCACCCTCTCTCTTGAACCTAGCATCACCACTAAAAGGCTTCTTCTTGAAGAACTCTTCAAGTGTCTTTCCATATCTATGAAGTCTACTATTTGCTTTTAGTATCTCTTCTGGAGTTCCCTCAATTAATACTTGAGCCATTGGTTTACCTGCCCTAGAGAAAGAGTTTTGAGGAGTTGTTACATATAACTCAAACTCTTGCTCTCCACCTTTCATATTAGGTGTGAAGTAAGCTAAATGTATTCTCTCACCCTTAGCGTCCTGTGTAACTCTTCTAATATTAGGTAAGATACTGTTCTTGAACTTTCTATAAATAGACTGTCTTTCTTGTATAGGCAAGTTAACATCATTCATCTTAGCTCTGGACTCAGCATCCATATCATTACTCATGATAGTATGTATCAAAGTATTAGGAGTACCTGCCTTAGTATGCTCAGGTGGATTAGCTCTTACATAACCATTGGTTGTAATAACCTTGCCATCTTTATCCTTCAATAAAGTACCATCTTGCTGAGATAAACCAGCTAATCTAACTGGCTCCATTCTAGCTGCACCTTGTGAATTGGCACTTGTTCTTGGCATAAATCCAATAGGTTGATACTTCTTATCACCTATAATAACAGGACCACTACTATCTTCTACAACTGTCATTATAGGAAGATGGTCACTCTCATTATAAGCTTCTCCCATTTCTTGTTTAACACCTGCAATAATAGCAGGGTCTGCAACAAACATGATAGGAGTTTTAGGAGTAATATGACCTTTTCTAAGATAATCATTCATCTTAAAGTTCTTAGATGCTTGACCTACAACAGATTGAGGATGTCTATCAACATCAGCAGTTGTTATCATACTGTTGTTTCTTCTCTCTTCATTTACTGTTGAAGGTGTTTCAGTTCTTTCAACTTTAGTAGTAGGAGTCTCAGATTTAACTTTCATCTTAGTTGCAACCTGCTTTAATAATGATGATGCTTTATCATTATTATCTCCACCTTGTTGTACTTGTGCCTGTAGCTGATTAGCCTTAGCCATAATAGCTTCACTTAAATCAGTAGGAGTTTCATACTCACTATCTCCAAGTTCATCTATAATTTGAATGGCTTGCTCTTTAACATCATCATAAATACTTGAAGAGTTATCAATAATAGATAGTCCTGTCTGCACACTATTAGCTACTTCTTCATTACTGTTAACCTTATACTTGTCAACTAAATCAGTTGTAGGTGTATCTGTTGTAGACTCTGGTGCTACTCCTCTAGCTAAATCTGGATTACTTTGAATATCACCAAAGATTCCTGGTTTAGCAGGTGCAGGGGTATCTTCTTTAAGGTTTTTATCAGCAGCCATTTCAGGATTCTGTTGTATTTGACCAAAGATACCAACTTGTACAGGAGGCTTAGATGCTTCTGTAGTTGTAGGAGCTACTTCTACTGGCTTGTTAACAACTTCAACTTCATTGATGTTCTTAGTATGCTCACCTACTATATCATTGTAAGTCTGTACAATCTCTTCTATACTTGCAGGAGTTAATTGCATATCACTAGGCAATCTACCATTGACTTCATCAATATAGTTAAGCAAAGCAGGAGTACCATTCTCATCTTGTGCAGTAAGTGCAGCTAATGCTGTAGCATCAGTTGGACTAATACCTCTATCAACTAAGAATTGCATAGTAGTCATTATGACATTTCTATCATTCTCATCAAGTTCTTTGAACTTATCATTAGAATCTAACTGGTCAAACATACCCTTAAGATTCTTATTATCTTCAAGGTATCTCTTGTAGTTTTCATTCTCACTAAGTATGTTTCTAATAACCTGTCTTTCTCTTATATCAGACTCTCTATATGCTTTATCTAATCCCTTGACAAAAGTAGCATAGTCCTGTACTCCATTCAAGAATTCATACTTCTTCTTTGTATTATCATCAGCAACTTGTTGCTTGATTCTATTAGCAAAAGCATTAAAGCTTGCAGGGTCACTAAGTATGCTGTTATATTGAGTTAAATAAGCCTGTTGAGCCAAGTTAATTCTACCAGCATCTTGCACCTTATCCACAAAATCATTATATTGTAAAGTACCCTCTCTTACTACATTATCTATAATGGCCTGTTGTTCCTCACTGTATTTATTCTTATTCTCAGGGTTAAGAATAGTAGCTCTATCTACAGGATTAAGCTGCATTATATCAGTTTCACTAAGTATAGGATTACCTTCAATAGTTTCACCTACTCTAGCAATAGCCTTAGCTTGCTTTTCTAGAGTCTTTAATGCTACTCTCTTAGCTCTAAGAGTCTCAGTTTCCCGTACTCCTAGGTTCTTCCTACTATTAATATTAGCTATATCAGTCTCTAATTCACCAATCTTTTCTCTCAGTTTCTGATATTCAGAATGAGCTTTACCTAATGAACCATAGTTAATTAACAAATCTCTCTGTGTGTCACTAAGGTTACTTGAAGTAGTAGGATTAATAGAGATGTTGTTAATCTCATTCTCAAGCTGTGTGACTCTTTCTCTCCATGAATCTACACTTAACTTACCATAGATTAAAGCCTGCTTAGTATCTTCATCAGCAGCATTACCTAACATCTTATCAATACTCTCAGACTCTGTAGCTATTTTGCTCATGGTATCAAGCAATCTGTTACTATTCTTCTTTATAGTAGAGAGTATCTGAGAGTCATCTTGCTCAATGCCCCTATTATTAGGTGCATTCTTGAATTGTTGTACTAAAGCTGTAGCTTCTTCTGAACCTTCTTCAAGGTTAGCAGTTCTAGTCAAGTCCTGCATAAATGAATTATAATAGTCTGTTCCTCTTAGTTTCTCAAGAGTCATAACATCATTAATGGTCTTTCCTAGTTCACTGTTTCTATAATCAAACTCATCATTTCTACCTGATGCTTCATCCATAGATTTAGCCCAATTGAGAGTACCAACTAGTCCATCATACTTAGATTTATTAGTTGGGTCTTGTATCCAATCAGTCATTATGCTTGCAGCAGTTGACCTTTCTTCACCAGCATCTCTTTGTTCTTGAATAGCTTCCCATATAGGATTTCTATATGTAATAGGAGACCTTCTTATAGCATAACTAAGATTAGATTCATCCTCTCTTCTAATGGCAGGACCTCTTCTATTGTTAATAGTAGGAGTACCCATACCAGAAGCTAAAGCACCATAGATACCAGAAAGGATAGTCTCTTTATCCACCATTGCATCACCTGCTGCTCTACTTGCTGCAAAGAAGTCATTAGCTAATGATTCATCTACTGCATCCTTACCATCACCTTTATACTTATTAGTAATAAAGTTCTGTAGATTATATTCAGCACCACCTCTTGCAAAGGCATCAGATACACTTTGAAGATATTCCTCAGTGAACTCACCAGCAGGTTCTTGAAGTACATTAAGTACTTTACCTATCTTTCCATAAGAAGGAACCACTCTACCTGCTTCTACTCTAAAGTCTTGTGGTGTAAATAACCTACCTAACCTACTTCTTCTCATAGCTTCTTGCACAGAAGGAGTTTGAAGACCAGCTTTTAGTGTCATGTTAAGAGCACCATTAATCATGGAGTTAAGACCCATATTATACACACCTGCCTTAGCTGCATTTATCTCTGCTTTCTTAACAGCTTCTTCATATCTAGGAGCATAACTATCATAAATATCTTTGTATAGTTTCTCCATAGACTTTGCATCCTGTGGATTATAGCCTTGTCTGCTAAGTTCTTCGGGGTTCTGTAATCTCTTATTGAACTCATCATTAACTACCTTAGCTTGTGTTTCAGCAATCATTTGCTTAGCATCATCAAGGAACTGTATCTTAGTATTAAGACCTTCACTTACCCCTTCAACAGTACCAACCATTGCAGGAATAAGGAAAGCATTAGTCTTTTGTTGTGCTTGTTGGAGTCCTTTAAGTACAGTATTAACCTTTTCAAGATTAGTTAAAGCACCTGCCCTATCAGCAGCCATAGTCAAACCTTTGGCACCTTGAAATGCCTTACTTGATATAGAAGAAAGACCAGCACCAGTAAGCATAGATGCTATTGTAAAACCTTGCTGATTAATAAGTTCTGGTATAGTATTGACACTAAGTAAGTTATCAAGAATAGTACCTTGTTCCTCAGCTTGTGTTCTAATTACTGGTATGTTAGACATACCACCATTCTCTTTAGCTTCTTGAATATTAGCATCAAATAAGCTGCCATACTGCATTACATCATTGCCATATCTAGTCCAACTATTATCTATAACATGGTCCATGAAATCAAAGAAAGCATTATCAATGTCTTCATTTCTTTCATCACCAACATAGTCAATAGCACCTTTAACCATGCCAGCAGTACCTATTAAAGCACCTGCTGTTTGAGCACCCATACCCTTAAATCCATTCCAGAACTTCTCAAATACACTTTGGTTCTTTGATGCAGTATCTTGCATCTTCCTTCTAAGTATATTATTAGCTTCCTGCTCTCCATAAGCAGCCTTAGCAGCATTGTATTCTGCTGCTATCTTATACTTCTCTTCATCAGAGAAAGGCAAGTATTCAGTGTTCTTGTATCTCTTATAATAAGGAGATACATTATCAGCTATCTTATCAAATTCATCAAGGGCCTTTCTACCTCTAGCAGGCCATTGGTTATAAATACTATCAAGCTTAGTTGCTTCTTCTTGAAATTGTTGACCCTGCTCAAAGGCTTTACCAATAGCTTTAACTTGTTCCTCATCAGTATGTTCTGCTTCTAGAGGTTGCATCTTAAACAAGTCTTCATTGTATAGACTATCTCTTTGTTCAGGAGTATAATTCTTAATTATATTATAGTCTGACCTATTACCAAACTTCTCCTTGAACTTGACATTTCTATACATTCTTTCAGTCTGGTCAGGAGTAAGCCCCTTTATCTTAGTGGAATACTCCTTCTCCCAGTTCTGTCTATCTTGAGCTGTTAAACCCTTTAGTCCTTCTAATCCTTCCATATTATAATCCTGTATTTACATCAAAATTGATACTATCAGCTACTTGTGGAGTAACTGGAGCTGTCATAGGTACTTGAGGTGTATCTTGCTTAGGCATCAATACATAATCATAATCACCTGCTGCTCTACCAGTAGAAGCTTTTACTCTAACTACATCATATAAATCTAAATCTATATTCTGTTCTTTAGCTGTTTTCAGCATTTCATCAAGAGCACCCTTAGGTATTTCATTGTAGTTAGTTACTATATCATTGACATTCACATTATCAAGAGTATAGTTACCCCATGTAGATGCAGCATTACTTCTAGTCATACCAAACCAAGTACCTTTTACATCTTCTCCCTTTTCACCTGTTCTCCATTTACCATTGGTATTAGCAATGATAATAGGCTTATCACCTCTCTTAGCTGCATCTTTAACTCCTGCACCAGCTATTCCACTGTTACCAGCATAGTTTTCAACTCTACCATCTGGATATATTCTAAGTGCCTTTCCACCACCAATTACTCTGATTACAGAACCATCTTGAAGAGGAATAGTACTCTTATCTTTAGCTGCTTGTTCTTTAGCTAAGTTAAATCTTTCTTTCTCCATCTCTAATCTAGCTGATTCAGCAGGACTCATATAGCCTCTATTAGCTTGAGTATCATATCTCTGAGTACCAATAGCATCATATAAACCAGCATTAATATAGTCTCTAGCTCTTGATTGAGTAGCTTGGTCCCATGTATCAAGACCAGATTCCTGCCATATAGTATCAGCTACTTGCTTCAATTCTTTAGGAGCATTAGGGTCATTCATTATAGTCTGCATAACCTGTTGAGGACTATAACCAAGCTGCTGCATTTGTTGAAAGTACTGCCCACCAAGTATAGATGAATACTGAGGATTATCTTGAATAGTCTTAGCCAAGTTCTGAGCCATTGTACTAGCTCTCTTAGTTAATTCTGAACCACTGATAGTATTATAAGTAGCATTAGGATTATTCAATAAATCATCAATAGATGCAGTACCATAATTAACATCAAACATTAAAGAAGGGTCTCTTTGGATAGCTTCTCTTTGAGCCTTAGTTAACTCTTCTCTCTTACTTGCAGCTAATTCAATAGGAGTTATTTCACTAGCATATCTTCTCTTCATATTTAACAAACCTCTTCTACTTTCTGGTGTTAAACCTTGTCTGGCTAAGAGGTCTGCTTGTTTAGTCAAGTCATCTGCATAGGCTTTATATTGTGCATAAGCTACAGGACTAGTTTGCTGGTCAGCTAACTTATCCCACATACCTGCCTTTGCAGACATCTCTCCTAAACCTTCTTCAATAAGCTTGTGTTCAGTATCAGCCATCTGTACTGGAGCAAGCATTTCTGCATAAGAGAAAGGCTTAAACTTACTATTGTTTACTATATATCTACTTGCCATAAGTCAAATATCCTCCCTTACTTTTCTTTTTACTTTTAGTACCACTCTTAGGTTTCTTGTATCTAACCTTACCACTTCTATCAATAGTATAGCCAAGTGCAGGATTGGATTCAATCATATTTCTACTGAACTCTTCTCTACCAATATCACCTAAACTATCAAAGAAGTTTGTTAAGTTGGCACTCTTAGCTGCACTACTTCTAGCACCTGCTTCTTCTCTCATACCAGCAGCTTGCATTATAGCTCTAAGTTGCATCTCTCTATTCTGTTGATTCATACCAGCAGCTCTTAATGCAGCTTCACTATTATACTGGTCAGTACCTCTATTAAATGCTTCAACTCTTTCTCTTTGAGCTAAATTATACTCCTCAGCTTGTCTTGCTAGATTACCCATGTTTTGACCATAGTTGTAATCAGCAGCAAGTATTCCAGCTTGAGCTGATGCTCTATTACCTCCTGATGTATTCTGTAAAGCTCTTCTAGTAGCTCCAGTCTGTGCATTTAACTTATTTATATAAAAGTCTCTATCTAGAGGATTATATCTTAAATAATTACCTAATGGTTTAGCTTCTATAGTAGGTAATCCACTTACTGCATCTACAATCATATCAGCATTACTATAGTCTGGTTTATTAGTCCATCCAAATAAGTCTGACATTACTCCAACACCAGCACCTAAAGCAGGTACATATCTAAGAGCATCTAATCCTATACCTTTTCTAGTACTAGAAGGTTGGGTATCATTAGGCATAATATCTGCATCTCCTTGAGCAGCCACATAGTCTTCCCATGTAAAAGGTGAGTCATCTAATAAAGTTGGGTCCCAATCAGTATCACCACCATAAGCAAACTGTCTTCCTTCTGTCTTAGCTTCCTTTATAGCTTTAACTTCTTCTTGAGCCTGCATTAACTTAGACATATTTGCAAGTAAACCTCTCTTAGCAATAGGGTCATAAGGTCTTTCTTTAGGCTCTTTATTAATCTTTTCAGCTATAGAAGCAAAGGTATTATCCTTGTATTTAGATGGAAGATTAACTGATTTAAGTAGCTCTTCACTAGGATGTAATCTATTACTAAACACATAATCATTGAAGATTACTTCACCTTCTTCAACTAAATTAGGTTGACCATCAGGTGCTACACCCATTGGCACACCAGTTAAAGGATTCTCTTCATGGCTTCCACCCTCGCCTACTACTGTAACTCCATCACTAAATACTCCACCATTAGTTAGAGCATCTGGATGAGTAGTTAAAGAGTCATAAGCTCCTGTATATAAAGTACCTATAGGTGCATAGTTTTCATCATAACTATATCCCATATAACCACCATCAGCATGATTCCATCCTCTAGCATTATCTGCAAAAGTAGCTCTCTTTCTTGTAGTAGGATTAGAGCTATTCTTTCCTCTTCTAATACATGCTTCTGTTACTTTACCACCACAGTATTCAGTAAACTTGCCTCTGTTTTTCTTCTTAATATGGATACCTCCTCCATCTGCAAATAGCATACCACCATATGCTTTTTTAAGTGAAGGATATTTAGCAAGTACCTTTCTTCTCACACTCTCATTACCATGAAGTCCTGCTAATCTAAGTGCATCTCTTGCATTAGCTTTAGTTGGTATAGGATAGCTTCTATGTGGACCTGCAAAGTCATCAGCAGGAACCATTGGATATGGTTTCTTCTTAGAACCATAGTCTTTATCTCTTGATAAGTTACCACCATCTGCATAGAACTCTATACCAAACTCTGGTACTTCAAATGAATTAGGCATAGATGGCATTCTAAATTTACTCATAGCATCTAATTGTTTATTGTTTAAAGCTTTATTAGCTAATTCATAATCAATAGCACCTCCTCCTAACATTCCACCAAAGGCTGAATAGTTAGCTAACATATTGAGGTCACTCTGTGTGTCTATATTCTCAGCTCTTGTTTCAAATGAACTAAGTGCTTTTTCATTAGCTTCTTTAGCTTGTTTATTAAGTTTCTTAGCTTTCTTCTTAGCCTTTCTATTACCAGTAAACCAACCTGCAAGTGAAGAACCTAAACCTACTACACCACCCACAATAGCACCAACTGGTCCACCTACAGAGGCCCCAGTTGCAGCACCAGATGCAGTAGCACTGATAGTATTCATAGCTCTTTGTCCATTACTGCCTCCTCTTACTTCTTTCCAAGTATAATCATCTTTAGCTCTATTCCAAGAACTCCATTCATTCAAAAGTTCATCATTTGATGATGCACCTACTGTCATTTGCTTTTGAGATTTAATACCTTCCTCTACACCTGATGTATCAGCTATCTGAGCATTAGAAATACCTGCATTTACTATAGTTCCAACAGAGGAACCTATACCTCCAATACTACCCATGTTAAATCCTCCACTAGAACCTCCTGTAGGTTGTATTCCTACAGAGCCACTAGCACCACCTTGACCTAATTGAGTAATCTGGGATACATCAGTACCTAATCCAGAAGTAATACTACCTACTGGACCTCCATCTGCAAATATGTTTAATGGTCTATTCTTTCTTCTTATAATTCTCTTGTTAGCCATAGCATATCTTTAATTTGTTGCAAATATAAGTAAAGTTATTGATATTACAAAGCCTTTAAATAAAAAAGTAAAGGCTAAGTAATCAATTAAGTTACTTAGCCTTACTATTATTATACAAAGTAATGTATTGTCATATCATGGAACACTGTTCTATATGTATTAGGTGTCTCAGTTGATAACTTAACATATGCCCAAGTGTTTCTAATTCTATCTCTGTTATTAGCTGGAATACCATTAATAGGTGTATTTGCTCTTGGTATATTAGCTCTCCATATCCTGAACTTTCTCTTTAAAGGAGAGGGTCTTCCATTTAAATCAGTTAATGTTACTCTACCATGTTGATACTCATTATATACATCAAGTGTATCATAAGTTTTAGTAGGAGCAAGGTTATCCCCATCATAAGCATCAGCTCTGAATTCAACAGTATTGAAAATCTTATCAGCAGGCTCATCAGCATTAGCTACTACAGTGATACTATAAGGTTTATACTGACCAAAGAACATGTTGTAATCCCCATTAAACTGCTGCCATAGTTTGTTGTTATTGAAAGCGTAGAATCTACTGCCCACATTAAACATAGCTGGAACCTTTTCATAACTCATGAAAGAAGTAAACTGACCTATTAACTCTGAATAACATAAACACCAGTCTTTGTTGACAAAGTAAACATCATTATTATTCTTATCATAGAATCCTCTAAAGTTCTCATAAGTAACAGGATTCCAACTTACATGAGAGTTGTTCTCATTAACCCATTGCCTCATTCCCAGACTATCTGAGATTGATTTCATCTCTCCATTAAATAGATACATTGAATTAGTCTCATCATCAATGAAATAGAGACCAGAAGGAGATTCAACTATAGACCATTTATTAGCACAACCTATAGTATTACTGATATATCTCTTACCATTAAGTTTCAATCCATTAGTAATTTCAATAGGCATACCATCAGATGTAGGTATCTGCACTCTACTATTAAACAGAATATTACTTAAACCTCTCCTTTGGAAACAAAATATTTCATTGTTATAAGTATTTAGTGAAGTAATCTCACCTTTATCTCCATCTAAATCAAGGGTAGAGGCTAATGTAATATTAGTCCAAGTATCCATATCCTCACCTAATTGTTTCTCCTTAGTGAATGTAATAGAATTAGGAAAGTAATTGATATTGTATCTTTCATAATCAATAGTTCTAAATGTAAAGAAGTTATTCTTTTGTGAATATACTGGATTAAATAGATTGAAGTTAGTAGGACTTACACTAAGATTATTTACTAATCCTCTATTCCTATCATATCTCCCATCTATATTAATCTTTGTTTCACACATAAATGATACCAAATCTACCACACTATTTTGGTCTTCATTAGTAGAGGCATAAGTTTTCAAACAATCATATCTCTGATAATATGTATCTCCTTCTGAGTATATAACATTAATAGTAGTTCCAATAGGAACTGCACTACCAGAAGGCAACCAAGTATTGTTAAGTATAGCCTCATCTGTATCTCCTCCAAATCTATTAACTACATTATCTCTGTATAATTCCGCCAACCAGAAGAAAGCTCTATCCTCATTAGTCATATGAATATTATCTTGATATATACTAAAAGAATCCCCATCATACCAAAAAGGTTTAGTACTAGAGGGAGGACTAAGTGCAGGGTTAGTACTATTCAAAGTAGGCATAACTACTTGTCCACCTGTAGTAGTGTAGTTGAATGCAAACACAAGGTGGGGAGTAGATTTATACTTCATACTAACAGGCTCACTTCCATACTTATCTGCATCATCTATCCTTGTTAGCCAATCTTGTATCTGGTCAACTGAAATAGCTTGATTTGAAGCATTATCAAATAAGTCTGCAACTTTACCATTAGTCATCCAGTCTCTACTTGTATAAATCAAGTACCCATTTTTATATATTTCTGCAATCTGAGTGTTCCTATTGAATGTAAGAATCTTATCTATATTAGCATAATAGTTAAGATACCCCATATTAGAGTTAGCAGGCGCAGGTATTCTTACTAAACTATCTGTCCATGAATTTACAGGGGTAATCCCAGTATGATTATTGTCTCCCTCAATATCAGCTTCCCATATATTCTGGTTAGATAGGTAGTTATTCTGAGATGAAAACTTAAGATTACTTATAATCTTTCTCTGTAATGCAGCAGGTCTTGTACCCTCTGTAGGTACACCTGCATTTATTAATGACCCATTCCTATGCCAAGGATATACCATCCATAATCTTTCCAATTTATCTTGAGGGGAAGGGTCTTTAAATTTAACATTATCAGACCAAAACATGCCTGTTGATAATTGTCTACCCCCATACAAAGATTCTGATATTAACTTATTAGCCACCTTACCTTTATAGAATCCAGTAGAATAGTTTCCATAAGTAGGTGTAGAGGTTGTTATACTTATATCAGATAGAGTATTAGTTAAATGAGTTGTTCCTATTATTCTAAGTTTATAATTACCATTAGTAATAGTTTGCAGTCTATCATCAAACTCTACATCAGGAGAGTGCATTGTAACTATATTTTCATCCACTAAGAACTCTGATGGGGAGCCATCTACAAAATCCATAGGATTAGTAAGACTTGAGTCATAATAAGGAATTAAACCTAAAGAAGTTTGAATTTCCCATCTTGTAATCTCTGATACATTTGCAGAGCCTATTGGTTCATTATGCTGAAAATAAGGTACTTCTCCAAAAGAAGACTTATGATTAGTGCCAGTGTATTCTGTCTTCCAACCCTCAGAAGCTTGTTTAGGTCTACTAAACCATGAAGACTGCGCAAAGGGAGAATTATCCAACCTGTCTTTATAATTAGCTACAGTAGGACATAATATACCTTGACATAATATATTTCTATCTTCAAGGTCGGGAGCTACTATAACTCCTCTTGCACTAATATAACCTAAGTCTTTAATTCCTTGTACAGTAGCTGCATCATTAATGACTACTTTTGCAGTAGGCTTTAATATTACTCCAAAAGTAGCATATTGAGTATATGAGAACCTTTCATCACACTCATAATCTCCTATAAATACCACCTCACTCCACTTACCTTTATTGTCTTGAAATTGTAACCCAAATCTATATACTTCTCCTTTCTGAAACCCTTTAATAGTTGAATCAAAGTTGAGTTCGTATATTGAATTGTACTGAGTATCACTTACTGCATTAAAGGTAAATGACTCCTCTGTTCTTGTAAATGTTACAGTAGAGTTATCCTTTATAAGAGTTTTTAACGCAGGAGGTATAAGTGTTCTTTTTAGAGTATAATTACCTAAAAATAAAGTATTATCTTTTTGAGTTAATGTATAAGGGGCTATTTCCTCTCCACCAATATATAGTAGTATTGTGGGGTCAACAGTTTCTCCAACATTCCCAGTATCTACATACAACTGAGTAGATGTTATTAAATCTGCAACTAACTTTACTGTAGGAGTAGCATCTAAGGATGTTCTATGAATAGAGTATATTCTTAGATACTCATAGGAAGTATCAAGATTGCTTAAAGATATTTTAAATGAGCAATCTACAGATTCTTCTGGTGAAGCTGCTCTATCCCCATGTGATATATACAGTAGAGGTGATGTATTAAATACATTTGTCTCCTTTCCATACTTATTGTAATAAGTAAAAGCATATTGTATTACTCCTTGATTAAAGGAGCCAGCACCATTGACTTTATTTACATCAATAGTAGAGTTTACATGTATAGTGCCCACAAAGTCAAATTCATCTGAATTACTATAATTACTTCTTGTTATGTTGATAACTCTTGCTTGATTTAATCCATCTACCCAATATACCTTCTGAATACTCTCATTTTCATATATTCCTATATTTTCAATAGGATTATTGACATTAAAGTTCAAGCTGCCTTCATAAAGCAGTTTACCTTCAAAGTAAGTTTGCCTATTCTCCAACCTATATATCCTATCCTTATCACCAGTAGTAAACAAAGTGACATAGTTATTCAAGACATTATATCCTATGAGAGTACCTAGCACTTGAAGAGGATTACTATCAGAGGTGAGGATGGATAACTCAGAATTACCTCTTTCATTAGTAACTGTCAAGAGAGTTGAGTTATCTCTTGCAGTTATTCTAATGTTCTTACACTCATATGCAAACTGTGGATTAAACTTTGAGACTGTTAAGTCCCTAGTCATTCCTTTGATTATATGATTTTCTTGCTTAAGCATAATTATCTTTGGTCTTTAATATATTCTCTATTACCTAGTGGCTTAAAGCCTTTCCTAAATTCATTAGTTCTAGGTAATAGTTGACTCATCATATTACTAATAGCTTCCATTTCACTAACAGAAGGTAAAGTGAATTCAGTGTTAAGTTGCCCAACTCTCCACGCATATTCTTGCTGTACATTCTGTAATACTGCTGGTGCTATTTTACCCATATCAAACTGAATGGTGAACCATTCCTTCTTTATATATAACTCTAATGCTTTAAGGAATATAGAATTATCAGGTATCATAGGTAATCCTTCTTCATCTACTGGAATAGCTCTATATGCTATAGCTATTTTACCTTCCTTAAAGGAAGTATATATAATATTACCTTGTGTTTTAAAGGTTCCTTCCTGTCTCATTATAGGTTTCTTTTCATCATGTATTAGATGAAAAGTATCAGTAGTAGCCCTAAGAGAGATGTTATTCTTTACATCCTTTACTTGTCTTATAGCTATTAAATCACATGGTAGAGCTGCTCTGTAATTGGTAATATCTACAGTATCAACCTTATCATAATAGATAGCAGGAAGACCTACAATACCTATGAAATCCACTGTGTATTGTATAATAGCTTCAAGAGTTAAGTCAACCATTAAAGGATGTCTCATTAGCCTGCTAGCTATTTCTCTTATATTTGTATATGTTACATTATTTACCATATTGCTTGTTTTTATCTAGGTACATTGCTTCAATCTTTCTATCTTTAATGTTCTGCTTAAGCCTTTTCTTTAGCTCTCTATTAACACTAAACTCATAGAATGACTTATTGATATAGTTAGCTTTACCTCTGTTATAATAGACTTTAAATATCTCTTTCTCTTCTACTTTAATAAGAGTCTTAGCGTTGAAAGATTCTTCATCTTCATACCATAATTTAAGAGTTCTATCCCAGTCAATAGGCAGGTTAGTTACTAAGTTACCTTTAGCATCTAACCTAACCTCCCCTGCTGTCTTTCTTATCTCAAGTCTTCCCATTCTATAAGGTAAAGTTACTTCTTCACCATTTACTAAGTTATCAGCTAGTAATTCATTAACTCTTCTAGTAATAGAGAAGTACTGAGATTCAGTTAATCTATACCCAGTACTACTATAGCCATTCTTTCTATAATGCTTGTAACCATCATAGATACCCAATGACCCTCTGATTTTGTGAGTTCTTGGCTTATCTACCTTTAGTATGCTATGTCTAAACTCTTCTAGTGACATTACTTCTTAGGATTTAGGTCAGACATATCATCATCAGCATTGTTCTCCTTATCTTCTGGCATAAACTCTGAACTTCTTAATTCCTTAACTACAAGCTCAATAAGAGGAGGAATTAGAGAAGCTTCTAAAGGAAACTCAGCATCAAGTAACTCACATATTTTACCATTTTCATCACATTGTAATCCAAAGGTTTCCTCAGCATTCTCAAATAAAGCTGTTATTCTTACCTTTTCAAGGTAGAGATATTGAGGGTTGCTAGACTTGAAGTATAGGTAGTTATCTGGTGCTAAAGAGCAATAGATTATATTATTCAAATACTTGTTATACCCTACATACTTCATTCTATCTCTATTCACATAAGTTATCTCACCTTGGTAATAGTCCACTGGATATACTCTTGGTTGTTTAATTCCCATCATATATGGGATTTTATTTTTAGACCTTAGATATACCCCACCTTCACAGACTTCACCTGAGATTGCAGGTACTTCTATAAGGTCTAGACATATAGTACTAAAGTTACTCTCAGGTATAAACTTCTTTATATCTGAGTATCTCTGCTTTAGTAAAAAGGCTCTATACTTACTTGTTAGATAGATTATGTGGTCTTCTGTGAAGTAAGCATCATCTGATGAGAGTTTCAACTCATCATTAATCATATAAACTATTTCTCTATATGTACTCATATCATATTGGTATTAACATTAAAAGCACTGCAAATATAAGTAATAAAACTCACATGTGCAATGCTTTTACTGATTTTATTTACTGGCTATAAGTATTATGCTTCTATTCTTATCATATTTGTTTCATCAACCCTAAGAATATTATCCTCAGTGATTCTGGCAATATAATTAACTTTAGTCTGATGGAACAGTGTATCATTATTAATATAACTTGGAAAATCAATTAGACAAGTAGTTCCACTTAAACAATAGATAGCATTAATTATAGACCTAAGGTCATTTTCATCTATATATTCACTGAATACATTTAGTACATCATCCAGTGCAAGTAATGCTAATAGCTTGTTTACATCACCATAACTTCTATAGCCAAATTGAGCTAATGAAGTGAAGTATCTAACTACAGCATCATAAGAAATATTAGTCATTTCATCCATAGCAGCTACAATTTGTTACTCTAGTTATTGTACCTATCTTATTCTTAAAGTATTTATTCCAATACTTAATAGCTTGAGGATAATTACCAGTTCTTATACATAACTCAAGTGCTTTTATTCTTAAGGATAAGTCAATGAATTCTTTAGGTATTTCACAGTTATTCTCTATCTGTTTAACATACTTCATCATGCTTTGATAAAGAGGATATAGATTAGTTACAGCTCCCATAATCATGGGATTAGTTGTACCACAAGGAGCATCTGCTGAGGGAGTTCCAGTAGCTATCACATACACAAAGAACATAGTATCATTAAGAGTATTGATATTAAAATCACTTGCTTGTAATCTAAGTCTTATATTCCTCATTTGATGAGTACCATAAGTGAAACAGTATGATTTATCTTCCTCTTCAAGCACTGGATTACAACTACATTCCTCAGGAAGAGAGTAAGTTAAATCATAGGCATCAGCTACTTTAAGTTCATATATAGGATTAGAGCTAGGACCATTAGGTACATATGTATCTTGTGTATCTATAACCACACTATCTAAGATTATATCATCATAGAAGTCTTGATTATCAACAGAGGCATCTATAATTAAATACTTATCATCTTGGGTTATCCTTAATTCGTTGAAATGTAACATGGTTATTTAGTTTTAATTATAAAAAAAAAAGAGCATAGAATCAACTATGCTCTTTATAATTAGCTCATTTAAGCTGGGTCAACTGGGTCTGCAATTGTTAAACCAGATGCAGTGTTGATTGCTGCAATCAGAGCCTTCATTGCAGTGTGACTACCATCATCTACAGTTACTAGAGTGATTGTTCTAGGAGACTTTTGTACATCTTCTGCACCACCTGCCCAGTAATAACTGATGTCCAAAGTATCATACTTCTGAGTTGGGTCTACCAAGTAAGTAGTATGAATAACATTAGGCCATCCCATGTTTCTGTAGAAGTCACCTCTAGCACCCATTGTGAAGTATTCAAGGTCTGCAATATCATGACCATTCTGTACAGAATTAATAGGAGTTACTGTAGTAACTGTACCCCAGATTCTTTCATCATCTTCAAAGGTAATATTAGTTGGTTGTACTGCAAAAGGAATGTAACCTTGAGGCATAACACCTAAAATCCAATCCTGTGCTACCTGTTCAATTTGAATACCAGTATAAGTACCAGTCAGAGTAGCAGGGTCAGTGTCAATGGTTACTGTTGTATATGTACGACCACTTGCTACTAGATAGATTGTTACTAGTGGAGTAGCTTCTCTTGCTATGTTTCTAGCTAAAGAAAGTGCCATAGCTTTGTAAAAGTCTGATGCTGTCATACCACTAACTGCATGTACCATACCAAATTTCCAGTATTGGTCTTCTGGAGATATACCTACATACTGTCTGAAAGCAAGTCTCAACAGATAATCCTGTCCAGCTACTGGTGCTCCACTATTGATAGTAGAGTCTAGAACTACTTGGTATCTATCTAACTTCTTAGCTAAATACTGAGAAGATGTAGCCTTTGCATAAGTGATATTCTTGATGTCAATCTTATCACTAGATTCAATAACACCAGCAGGACTAAAGTACTGGAAGTACATTGTAGATTTAGCTTTATCTGCCTTAGGCAGAATGTCACCAGCAGCAGCTAGTTGAGTAACTGCTTTCTTTGGAGCTTTTGCGACATATAAATGTCTTACTTGATTTACGGAATAAGTTGCCATAAATAAATTGTTGTTTAATTAAACGTATTGCTTATTAATAAGCTATTGATTATTCTCTTTGTTTGCATACTGAGCCTTACTCATTAAGGCAAGTCTAACTGCTACTTCAACTATCAAGTTATGAATATTACTATTCAATGCACATTCCATTGGTTGTGAATAACCTGATATGTTTAAGTCACCTAAGTTAGTTAATATAATAGGTGTAGGCTTAGTGATATAGTTACAATGATACTCACCTATCTTAAACTTTGATATAAGTTTAATGGCATTATTAACATCAACTCTTAAGACTCTCTTTTCTGATGGACCTTTAAATGGGTTCCTTTTTATCTTATAAAGTTCATCTTCTCTAACTGGTGTTACTAAGGAGTATGTACCATTTAAACAACCTAATGTTTCATCACTTAACTTGCACTCTTCATAGGTAATAAACCATAAACCTTGTGGCATTACAATTGATGCAGTAGTAGAAGGAACAGTAATTTCTTGTGTAAACTCTTGAACCAATTCAGCTAAGTATCTTCTAGCTTCCTCAGTAGACTCAAAGGAGAGTCCTAATGAGTTTCTACCACTATACAAGTCTATAACCAAGCTATCTTGAGCTTTAGTCAGAAAGACTGACTTCTCATACTCAGAGAATGCAAGAGGGTCTGTTGTTCCATCAACTGGTATAATAGAGTAAGAGTTAAGCAGAACATCAAACTCAGCACTAAATTGTTCTATATTCATAATTACTCACTTCTTTGACCTAGTTCAATAGTAGCTTTAACATCACTTTCATAAGCAGCTTTAGCTAGTTCAACAGCTCTTTGAAGTATCTCTTGATGTATAATTGGATTCAATTCACATTCAGAAATAGTACCAATACCATTGATAGTTAAGTCACCATATTCAGAAGAAAGGTCTGCTGTTATGATAGGTGCAGGTCTTCTAATATACCTCAATAGATACTCAGCAATTGTTTCATTACTGTTGACTATAAGCTCAGTAGAGATTTTCTCACTTGAAGTGCTTATGATTCTCCATGCTTGGTACTTAAGAGGTTCCTTGTATGGCTTAGACATTAATCTAGTGTACTCAGCATAACTAATAGGAATCACTTGTTTGGTTCCTGTATTGGTAGAAACTGCTTCATTAATGACTATGAATAAGTCAGAAGGCAAGTCAAATACCTTAGCCCTCTTATCAAAAGTAAGAGGGGAAGTTGTGCTAGGTGTACCTTGTGCAACCTTAATAAGCCCTGAGAAATCTATCTGTCTCTTAGGTGAGTCATCCATTCCTTCTCCATACTTGTTACCTTTAGGGTTAAAGTAGTTCTTGACTATTTCCTCTTGGCCTTTAGTCAAGAACACTGATTTCTCATATTCATTTAACCCAGGAGCAGCATTGCTCATTATGTTGTTATAGAGTACATCAAATTCATTACTGAACTCTATGTGGTCCATATTATCACTCTTTTAGTTTAGCTTCAAGACTGAACTTAATAGGCTGGTTCTTAGGTGATGCTAAGAACTTAGCTGCCATATTAAAGGTTGGGTCTTCATTGTTACCACATAAAGGAGAACCATCTTCTCTTAGATAGAAGAATCCACCTCTATTAGATACAAGACCTGCTTCAACTGCTCTCTTAATAGTTACCTTAGTAGGTAATAGAGGGTCTGTAATAACCTTTAAGAATAGCTTAGCATCAGCTTGAATTAGCTTGTTTACTCTTGTTTGTAAGAACTCTACCTTAGTATTTGCAGCTAACGGTCTACCATCAATAGTCTCAATAATAGTTCTCAATGTATCAGCATCATTTTCATATTTACCATATTCCATGTATGCTTGCATTGTAGCTGACATCTCTTGTCTAGCATTAGAAGTTTCTTCACCTTCCTTGATAAGAACAAACTTATATGTTGCCTTTGGAATGTCTTGAAGAGCTTGCAGTGAAGGAGCTATATCATCCTTATTAGCTAGCAATATCTTATACTTAATGTATTGTTCTGGGTCTGATAGGTCTAAGATGTTATCTTGTTTAAGCAATCTAACTTGTCTATTTGACCAATAGTTATTTTCCTTCTTATATATAGATAGAGCATTATACTCTAAACCCATAATATACTCAAGGAATTCCTTTTCTTCATCAGTAAGAACATTAACCAATCTACCAGATTCTAACTGTGGAACTGTGAAATACTTTACTGCATTCTCAGCCATACCACCATATAGAATGTGCTTTGGATTAGTTACTATACCACTCTCTTTGGGTACATATCTTACTATAATTCTTTCATTTCTTAAACAACTTACTGGTTCTCCCAGTGTTGCTACTTCTTTCTTTCTACCTTTTCTTACAGGCAATTGTGGTTCTTCTTCCTCAGGCATCTGAGGTACAATAGATGTTTCACTGTTAATGCTCTCTAAGTCAAGTTCTTCTTCTACTCTCTTACTTGCCATATTTACTTCTCCATTAATTAGTTAAAAAGAAAAGGGGAGGAGTTAACCTCCCCTTGTATCATTATCCTTGCAGAATTGAAGGAATAAGTGACATTGTTCTAGTTGGGTCTAGTACTAATGTACCTAAAGTTGCCATTCTGTGGATAACAGCAGAGTCCTCATCATAAGACATATTAGGATTACCCATCTGTCCAGTGAAAGGATTTCTGAATCCCCATTGATAACCTCTGAATTCTTCTTGACCCTTAATCTTACACTTTTGAATATTAGGTTGGTCCATAGTACCAATATACCAAATATCAAATCTATAAGAGAAAGCAGGTCCACCTTCTGGGTGAAGAATCTTATTTCTTACAGGGTCATCATAGAATGGGTCAACATCAAGTGACACTACAACACCATTAGGTGCTCTCCATTCAGTTACCTGATAATCAGTTACTGCAATAGCATTCTGAGCAAAGTTACTTGCAACCTTAGTATAGATTGGTGGGTTCTGAGTTGAGATGATTGGCATCCATCCAGAAGTAGTCTTCTTAGCTTCTCTGTTGAATAACAGAGCACCTCTTTCACCAGTCTTGATGATGAACTTTCTATCACCAAATCCTAACTTAGAAGTAGATAGTTCATACAGAGCATCTAGCAACAGTTTCATCAGACCATTAGTATCATTGTAATACATAGTGTTAGCCACTTCTGTTTGCTCAAAGATACCAGCACCAGTCTTGATTACATTACCAGACTTACCAAAGTTCATGTATTCACCATTGATATTTCTGTTAGAAGTACCAAAGGCCATTGCATTGTTCTTGTACTCGTCAAATTGAAGTTCAACTTCCCATTCTACATAGTGCATCCACTTGTTTGCAACATCCTTAACCTGTCTGCCACTAGCATCTCTATGAACCATAGGAATACCAACAGCTAACTTCTTATCAAGGTTAGAACCAGGAGTCTTATGTTGAATTCTAATAGTAGTCCATTCATTTCTCATAGAAACAGGACTAGTGAATCTAACATCACCAACCTTTCTTGAAAGTTCTCTTTCAACAGGTGCAAATTCAACAGAGTATCTCTCACCAGCAAGTAGTCTTTCAGCAGGAATACCCTTGCTGTTAGCACCCATTAGCTCAACCTTATATACACAGTTTGTACCTTCTGGTCTACCATCTGCAAGAATTCTTTGAGGGTAAACTTGATTCAAGTTACCTACAATAACTTCACCATCTGCAAACCAGTCTTCTGGGAATACAAGATAGAAAGGTGCACCACCTACACCAACATTACCTGATGCTGATGTAATAACTCCGCCATTCTCATCTCTAGCTTCAATCAGAGGAATATTTCTTCTTGAAGAACCAATAACATCCCAGTAATATTCAGCATCATTCTCAAACACTTTAGTAGGGAATGAACTAAGGAATGTATTAAGTGTCTTTCCTCTGTGGAAAGCTAACAATTGCACCATTAGGTTAGTTGCCTTTTGAGGTGCTTGTTGGAAGATGGCACCTAAGTGATTTTCAGTTGTCAACCCTTTCCAGTGTTGAAAACCAATCATTTGGAATTTACTTAATTTTCCAGCCATGTCAATTTAAAATTAAAAATTAATATCTTATTTTCTTATACATCAAGTTCATAGCTAACCTTTGATTCTGGGTCATCACTAACACCTGATATGAAACTAAGACTTCCATCTGTATTTCTTCTAGTAGTGTTGATAGTGTGTTCCAGCTCTCTTAGGCTTTTCTTCACTTGTTTAGTAGCAGTTGGTTTAACTAGCTTATCTAAGTTTGTAAAGCCATCAGTCATAGTAAATAAGAGACCAATTTTCTTTAAGAAGTCTTGTCTATTATCTCTTTCATACTTCTGAATAGCTGTTAGATACTGCCCAGTTTCTGGGTCTTTGTAAACAGGTTTGCTGATTGAGTTATAGACCTTTTCTCTAGTAGTCTTATCTAACTCTAACCCTTTAAAGATTTCCTTCTCATCAAGAATAGACTTCTTTAACTCCTCTGCTTCCTTCTTTGTTCTTGCCTTTTCAGCTTCTTCCTCTGCTCTTGCTTCTGCAATCAAATCTTCATACTCTTGTTGAAAGTATTCTTTATTGCTTGCTAGTGCTTCCTTTGCATCTTCAACATCAGAGCCAGAGTTAAATGACTTTTGAGTCTCTCTTTGTGCTCTTTCTTTGCTAAATCCTCTATTAAGGAAGTCTTGAAAGATTAGTTGTTTTCTCAGCTTTTCTCCATTAGCTGACTCATCAGAGATAGCATCTTCTGTAATAGTATTAAGGTAGTTAATAGTACCTTCATACTTTCTTACTTCATCAGGTTCTATACCTACTTGCAATGCTTCATCAATTCTCTTCTGTCTTTCATCTAATTTAGCTTTAAGCTCATTCTCCATAGCTTCTGCAAAGTCTTCTGGAGTTTGAATCTTACTTAATGTTTCTTCATCAAGGGCTGAGAGAATACCTTCTTCTTTCAAAGCACTGGCAATGGAAGAGTAGAAGTTAGTTTTGGGAGAAGTACCAGTTTCTTCCTTAGAAGTGGTATCCTCTTTACCTTGTGTATCTACTTTCTCACTACCTACGCTCTCTGGTTCACTAAATAAATCATCAGGATTTACTTCTGGTACCTCAGTAGTTGGTTTTTCTTTATTTTCTTCCTCCTGTTGTTCAGGTGGAGTAACCTGTGTTTCTTCACTCCCATCACTAGTGAATAGGCTTTCAACCTCATCTGGTGATAGGATATTGTCCATGTCTAATCCTTCCATATAACTCTTCTCCTTTAATTAAACTATGCAAAGGTAAGTCAAAGTTCTGAACTGTGCAATACCTTAAGTCTAGTTGTAGTTTACATATAAATAAAATACTTATAGTATTGATGAAAGGATAGGGTGTTGAGTTAATATTAACCACACCCTTAATCCTCATTATTCTATAGTCAATTCTATTGATTCTCCTATACTCTTAGCCTTTAATAACACAGTCATTAATTCATAGAATGCAGCTGTACTATTAATAACTTGACCTTTAACTTTATTCTCTCCAACAAGGATACAACCTAAAGTATCCTCAGCTTTATTACCTACATGAATAAGCACTCCTTCATAGCCTTTCACATTCTCTAGTCTAGGAAGTATGCCTTTATAAGGCTTAGCCCATGCTCTATCCTTGAACTTAGGACTTACAGTAGTCATATTAATACTATATGTACCTGTAGGAATTGCTGTTACCCCATACACCTTCTTAGCTTTAATCTCTTCAAGTGACATTTGACTTGTTAATCCTCTGTCCTGGTCTTCCAAAGTGTCACACTCATAAACACCATTTATGAAGAGTTTTCCAATAGTATATCTAGGTCCTTTAAATATTCTTCTTAATAATAGTTTCATTAACTGCCAGATTCTACTAATGTTATATTCTTTAATACATCACCTGAGATTACCTCACTACCAGACTGAGTTACAAACCCTGTCTTTGATACAGACCAAGTAACTGTATGTCCTTTAGCTGCCCTAATACTCTTAGTAGTTGAACCATTGATGACTACTGTGGCATCAGCAGGAGTAGGGTTAATTGCAAAGGTAAACTTATCTGTTATTATAGATACTAGTTTACTATTAACTCTTTGCTGAATATCTATAATCTTACCTTCAACACTAGCATCTCTAATCACTAGAATTTGACCTTCTGCAATTAAGTTAGGGTCTCCTTCAAATACATTATAACTAATTAATCTTCTCATTGTTATCTACTTTAATTTTAATATCCTCTTTAACTCCACCAAGCAAATCTTCAACTGCCTTATCATCAATATACACCCTTTTGTTGCACCCCTTGGCTAAGCAAACATCATTGACCATCTTACCAACTACTTTCCTTAGCCTAATAAGCTCTAACCTGTTTTCCTCACTTATTTGAATGTACTCTTCTAATTGGCGTTTATAGTCAGTAACCAACTTCTTGTAGAACTCTAGTTGCTTCACAAGATTATCTAGTTGAGTTCCATCAACTTCTGCATTGGTTTTATTAACCTCAGCAGTATTCTTTCTTCTAGAAATCCATGCTGTAACTATAGTATTAACCAAGTTGGACCCAAGTACTAAACTAATAATCTGTATAGTATCCATTTCCATATTTATTTTATTATTTCTATAAATTTCTGTCTATCAGTTTCTACATAAGGATTATTCTCCTTAACAGTGATGTTAAGTACAGTATGTCGTTTCTGAAACCATCTAAACAAGAAGAACTTTTTAGGTGGTTTGATAGTTTCCTTCTTTGCATCTACAAACAGAAAACTCTCCAGTTTGAATCTAGGAGTTATTTTAATCTTATTAGGATAACTCATGATGATATGGTTATTAGCCCATTCATCCCCTATGATTGTATCTAACTTGAAGGAGTTTACAAATATAGTATCTGGTAGGGTTAAACTATCTGACTTTTCAATGTGAGATAACTTATACTGCATCTGTTTAATCTTACTATCTTTAATACCAAGCTCTTTTCTTACTTCATTCATCTTTTTAGTGATGGAATCATTGAAGTAATTAAGCTGTTCTATTGTTAGTTTATATACCTTAGTATCATTAGTTAAACCACTCAATTCAGCATCATAAGCCTTAATATTCTCAATAGAAGTTGAGTACCTAGTAGTCAACTGTCTATTCTGATATGATAGATAAGCCACAGCTCCTATCAATATTAGAATAAGGATTATTATGTACTTCTTCATATCTTCTTCCCTTATATTATTGTGCAAACATAATAAAAATAAATCACCTATACAATAGTATAAGTGATTTATTAGTTAAGTAGTTATTGATTTAATAATGATGGACAATCTATCTTTATTCTATCAAATATAGCTTGATGTCCTAATGCAGATGGGTGAATACCATCTGCCAAAACATAACCTTCTTTCCATGTTAATCCATCAGTAGTAACTGCTCCATTGGCATCAATATAATTGTAGCCTGAACCTTTAATCCAAGAGTTAATAGCTTGCATCTTTGTGATGTAGTCTGCACTTTGATTAACTTGAGGACAAGTTGTTACAAGAACTGGGATAGTATCACTCCTTTTACATAGATTAAGCATATAATCTATATATTGATACCATGCTTCAAATGAAGCATCATTCTGACCAAGTGCTATTATAGCATATTGACTACTTATTCTATTTATTTGGAATAGTATTCTTGTAGTATCACTCTTAGAAGAAGCACCTCCATGACCATACAATAAACAGTTTTTCTTTCCAAGTTGAGCTTGCAGAAGAGCACTCCACCTTACATTTTTAGTAGTTCTTACTGTATCTCCTTCAACAAAACTATCTCCATATACTGCCACTGGTGGGTAAATGTTCTTAGGATAATACATAGTAAACCCTGAATATTCATTTACACTATTGATATTAATACATGTGGGATAACCCCAAGCATAAGTAGCATTAGGAGATGTTGATAAAGTTGCTAACAATTCCCCTGTAACATCATCATATACTTTAGCTAAAAGTGTAGATGCTGCATCAGTGGTTTTACTAAACTGTAGAGTGTACCATCTCATAGATTGTAATCCTGTTGAGATTGTTTGTCTTAGGTTAGTTTGTTCCACATAAGAGCCATTTATGTTATAGTATAACTTCAAGAATGAACCACTTGCATTTCTACAAATAGTAACCCAAACACCTACATAATTACCTGCTAAAGATAGCTTACCAACACCACATTCAAAATCTCCATTATTAGTTGTTCTTAACTTACAACTTATAACAAATTCATCCTCAAATGTCTCTGAAAATAGTCTTGCAGCAGTAAATCCTCCTCCAGTTACATTAAGATTCTTACCATCCCTTGACCATGTTCCACTAACTACAAACTCATCAAACCCATTGACAATAAGATTACTCTTGTTTTTAGTAGTCATATTAGCTTTAGAGGTCTCACTTATAATCTTAATAACCACAGGGTTATCAGACACTAAGTAAGAGAATCTAACATAAGCTGCTTTTTCTGGAGCTACATAAACCCTCCCTTCATAAGTACTTTCCCCTCTAATAAGATTAATTGGTGTCTTATTTTCATCATATATTCCTATGATAGCTGCACCATTTGTACCATTAAGCCCACTATAGTATATAGTCTCTCCAGAGACTATAGGTATAAAGGGGGTAGCTGAGTAAGATGGATTAGAAGATTCTAATCCTGTACTTGGATTAATATACACACCTTCTACAGTAAAGTCAGCATTCATAAGTATTTTAATGCCATTGAAGGATTCTTTTGCCAAAGAAGAGTAATCTGCCTTATTATGAACAAAGGTTTGAACTAATCCATTACTATTATTCAGTCTTGTAACTCTGATAAATCTAACAGTATTATCTACTACATACCTACCTACATTAGGGGCTGATGCAAATGGGGCATTTATTATCACACTCTTATCTATTAAGATATTTTTGTTTGCATCAAATGCAGCAATTGCAATACTTGTACTATATCCTGTTAGACTATAATCAAATATGAGACCTTCATCAACTGATATAAAGTTTGTAGTCAATCTTGAAGGTTCAAAAGTTTCAAGACCTGTTATTGGGTTATAATATATGTTATATAAATAATCAGATGTCTCAAGTTTATCTACAACTGAGGTAACTACAGGATTCTCTATAATTGCACCTCCAACATTTGTAACATGATATATTATTCCTAAATAACTATATAATTTATTGGGATAAGGAACTCTACCATAAGAATAAGGAGTACCATATAGTTCACAATCATTCCAACTACTATAATAACTGCCCCCTACTTGATATACAAAATGTCGAGAAGTCTTGTTATATTTAACAATCCCATCAAAGCCTTCATATCTTTCATTTATGATTGTAGAAGTTTTTACCTCTACAAATCCTCCAAAAAGAACTAAAGATTTCTTAGCTATTTCAGTAGCAATATTTTGGCTTATTACAGCAGTCTCACTATTACCTAACTCTTGTACTACACCAGCAGAGATAGATGTAAATCTACCATTATTAACCCATCCAGTACTATCTTTAACATATAGTTGATAGATAGGATTAGTTTGTTCAGTATCACTTGGGTCATAAGTAGGACCAACACCATAAATATCTCCTTGAACAGCAGTAGAAGGAAGAGCATCTACAGTAGCTACATACCCTTTAATATGTAAACTGTTAGTAAATTCTCCACTTAAATCAGACCATATAGCACCATTATCTCTACTAATCTGTATCTTACCTACATTATTAGCTTGGCTGCTACCAATAGTTCCTGTAAATCTAAACCATGCTGCAATATAATCTGATACTACAGACCATGTTTCACCAAGGTCTATAGATTGTTCCAGTTTATTGTTATTCACTCTAAACTGTGTGTAAACAGGATTATCTGACAAATCTATCCAAACATTACCATTAGTATAACTAACTTGGAGTTTGTTAGAATCATTTACTCTCAGCATAGCTGAATCACCTTTCTCTCCTCTTGCAGGAATTCCAGTATCAACTCCATTAATAATCCAATTACCACCAGCAGAGATACTAATATCACCTACTAACATATTTGAACCTAATCTCCAGTTATTACCATCCTGCCAAGAAGTGTCATCCACAGCATTGATTCTATACCATTCTGTAATAGTATTTCCATCATATAGTACATAGGTTATCCACAATCCTTGTTTCCTAAGTGACATAGGAACTTCAAGTCTTGTAGTTTCCCTACTTCCTGTGTATGAGAGGAAGTACATATTAAAGCTGGAAAGAATGTCTGTCAGAGTAGTCCCACTCTCCTTGTCAATTACTGCATCAAGGAAAGTCTTAGGGAAGATGTCTTCATATCTTCCCTCTTGACTATTCTTCTTAATTAGTTGTTGTATATCTTTCATATATTAAAATATTAAGCTAAAGCTGTTCCATCAAGATTAACCCATGCTGTACCATTCCACAATTTTCCTTTCTTCAATGTACTATCATATACAATTTGACCTGTAACAGCACAGAAATTAGAAACTTGAGTGGTCATTGCCCCTCCTTCAACTTTCCACTTAGAATAAGAATCCGAGGAAGCATCAGGTGCAGAAGTCTGACATATTGCTCTACTAAAGTAACCTTTAAATGAAACAACTTCATCTCCTTCTAAAAACTTCTTTTTTCTAAAACAAACAGGTGGGTCAACTAAATATCCATATACTGAATTATTATAATCTACTCCTTCATAGTTATCATATATAATAAAGGTATCATTTGTTTTATGTTTTCCTTCAAATAATGCACTTATACCTTTCTGATTATTAAATATGTTATCGCAACTTTGAAAAGAGTTTCCCTCTACCACAAAAAGTGAACCAGAAAGATTAGTATTGAAGACAATACCTGTTGTACAGTTAAAGAACCTATTAAAATCAACATATCTACCCTCATTTCTAAGGAAAGTAGTAGGTTCTATTTGAATACCTATATTAAGGTTATTTAGGTTATTATTTGAAATTACATAAGGGTATAGTTCTGTAGAAGTAGAAAGTTGTACAATCTGAATACCAATACCAGTACCCTTGATACAGTAAATAGTATTACCATCTACTTTTAAATTTTTACCATAATAGGTATATATCCTAATTCCGATATTTCCTTCTGATGATAACTCAATAACATTATCAAGGATAGTAGCTTGCTTAGATGCAGCATCAGTTGCAGAAGCTGCAACTTCATTGACAACAATACCCATTACAGCTTTCTTAATTGTGTTACTTTGAATATTCAGATTATATGAATAACTATCATTCCATATAGCCCAATTACAATCAAGTATTGTATTTCCTATTACAGATGTATGTGAATCTTTATGTATAAAACCTAAGTTTATCCCCTGTGTACATTTTACAATAGTGTTACTCTCTATAATAGAACCTTCTTTTAATACTACAGCTATAGCCCCAAAATATGTATTGTTCCCAACTTGTGTAATATTCTCCAAGTAATTATTATGTATGTTTGCAATGTATTTTGTCTTATAATCAACATCAGATGGATTAGTTCCTCTAATGTAAATACCTGACCAACTTGAATGTTTACATATATTATTACATATAATAATAGGTGTATTAAAGTCCTGTACACCTCTATAGCCTACCATAATACAAATACTCTTTCTAAGAGTAACAGGGTCTTCTACATTTAATGAGGACTGTGAGATACATATATTACCATCAATTATAACATTAGTCTCTGCTTTAAGTTCTCCAGCATCAATATTTCTATGTACATAGTTAGATAAACATTTATTATTTTTAATAATAATGTTATTTTTTATATTAGAGGTAGCAGCGTAAAAAGATACATCAACTTCTCCATCATGTACTCCTACTATAGTTTCTAATGCCCCATTATCATAGAATGTATTATCCTCTATAATAGCATTGGATGCTTTTAACATGATACCTGAGTTATACCCATGTATGATACAATTTCTTATTAACAACACATCAATAGACACTTCACTTGTATATCTTATTGCAGCAGTTAATTCATCTGCATTTTGGGCATTTGTATTTTTACTACCTATAAACTCGATACCCTCAATTTTAACATTACTAATATTACTATTATATTTAAGAAATACTTCATTAAACTTTGTATTAGTTCCCTTAAAATAGATTCCACTTGACAATATAATAGTCCCATTATTAAATGTGCCTCCCTGAAAGTCCAGAGTACATCCTGCTGGTATAGTAATAGTTTGACCATTTAAGTTGTAGTCATACTGAATGATATAGATAGTATTCTCTTTAGAAATCATTGACTGTGTAAGGTAATTCATCTTAACTACATTACCTGTTACAGGGTCTTCAACATTTACAATATTCTTTCTAAGATATACTCTGCCTAAACCTGAGTAGTCAGCTTCATTATAAGTTTTATCTGCAAACTTAAGAGCTACTTGATTTGCACTATTAGTCTCAGTAACAATATCTTCACTATCTGTGATAGTAAGACCTGTCATAAGGTCTATCAAATCAACCCAAAGAGATAAAGTACCCCACTGATTCTTCCTTGTACCTTGGAATTGGAACATAGCCCATTTTCCAGTATCATCCAAGAAAGTAACTACCTGACCAATCTTTCTACTCCTATAAGGAATTAATTCTATAGCTTGAGATAGTGAAATATAACTCTCACCATACTTGTCAGTAATGTTCACAAAGTCAGATACACCAAGAAGAAATAGTTGCTCAACTACATCTTTCACTGATGCCTTTACATTCTTACCATTCTGTACAAGAACTACAGTTTCATTTCCTTTAAGAGGAGTTGCAGCTCCAGCAAAATCAGTATCTTTCCTACTATTTGCTAAGAACCACTTCTCTATCTTTCTATAATCTTCTTGTGTAAAAAACATAGTATTTAGTTTAATCATTAATCATTATATCTGCCACCTTTAATGCAGACAGAATTGCATTAACTTGAGTAACTACTGCTTCTAACTCAGCTCCACTGGCTAAATTAGCTACATTAGTAGCTTTCTTTACACCACCTATTATACTTGTAGTTGCAGCAGGGAGAGTATAAGCTGGAGGTATAGTAGGTTTGTCTGATAAGTCATTATAACTTCCACTTGTAGCTACTGTAGCAAAGTCTGGTTTATTAGTTATATCATCCCAATCTACTGAGCCTCCAATAGCTGCTTGAATGTCAGCCCAACCACTAGGTCCAAAGTACTTTAATGAGCCTTTGAATAACCACATATCATATTTTGATGGTGCAAATTCTGACTCAACTATACCATTAAATCTTTTCATATTACTTAGTATTATTTGGTTTCTTATTTATTTGTTTCTCTTTTCCAAATATAACCTCCTGCTGTCTTTTGTCTACCATTACAACAGGCAGTTATATGTGTTACTTTTATATTTAATTCTCTTTCTATATCTGAAATACAATCCCAGCATCTTATAAAAATACCTTCTTTAGTATATTGCTTAACCATTTTACTGGCAGGGTGATTCTTTCCAAACTTTCCAAAAGCAGAACTAGTCTCATGTCTACCAAACATTGGATTATTTACTCCTGCAAAAATGCCTTTTCTACTTTCAGACATCTTTCTTTTAGATTCAGTAGAATGATGCCATCCAGAATGAGTATATCCAGCTCCTAAAGCTCCATCCCCTCCATCAGTAATATTGTAAGATAGATTATGTATTTTATACCATCTAATTAAGTATCTTTCAGTGTATTTAGCTTCAAGTTCTGATATATTATTTAGTATTATTACATGAGTGAAGTTATTCCACCCATATTTAATAATAGCTCTTTTAAACAATATTTGTTCATCAGTCCTTATATATCCTTTACCATTATTCCACCTATATTTAGGTTTTAATTTAGTAATACCTACATATACTTTACCACTAGGGGATGTATGTTTATATACACAATAGTTATTCATTTGACCTCTTTCTGGATTGTCTTAAACTAATTTTATCCTTTAACTGGTTATCTTCTTTATGCTTCTGCTTTTCAAAAGCAAGTTTATCTTTATCTAAATCTAGTTTAGCATCAAATTCTTTCATCTTTTGAAGTAGATTAGCCTTAGCTTCTTCACTAAACTCAACATCTTCACCAGTCTCTTCATTAGCATATTTACTCATTTGAGCTATTAGAATTGCAGTTTCATTATCTCTTATATTCATAGTATCTTTCAACTGCATTTCAGCTTGTTTCTGTTGCATCTGAGCTTGAGCTATGTTCTGTTGAGCCTGTAACTGTTCTTGTTGAGCTTGTTGTTGTCTTTCTCTAATTTGCTGTTCATCTCTCTCTATTAATCTCTGCTTTTCAGCTAAGCTACTTGAAGTGTAGAGCTTAGTGATAGTGGAGAAGGATAAAGTCTGTGTCTGTAAGGCAGCTTGAGCTAAAGTATCAAGCTTAGCATTTAACTCTTGAGTTCCATTACTATTATCTACTACCAAGCCATAGTCTGCTTCTGCAAACTCATCACCATCAATCTCCATGATTCTGGTTGAAGTATCTGATAATATGTATTGGAACTTAGTTGACCTACCCTTAAGAGCTATCTTAGCTGTTTCAAGTAAACATTCAAGAGTTCTTTTCTTAACATCATCATGCTGTATGAATAACCATTCAGTAATATGTGATGATTGTAGATTACCTCTTTCAACTCCACCTACTGTTTCTCTATTGCTAATCTGACCTTCTCTTTGCTTAGTAATACCTGCAACTTCTGCCATTTCCATCTTGATAAACTCAAGAAGATTGACTAATTGCTGAATGTAATTACCTTGGTCTAAGTTAATACCACCTGTTGAAGCATTATTCATAGCACCAGCCAGCTTACCAGCAGCAGCACCATAGTTACCTTCTTTAAAAGAATCTTCTACAAGTATGTGGTTTACTTTAGCATAATACATCCATTTATCTACTTCCCAACCTTTAGGGACTTTAGCTAAGTCCATTCTTACTAAAGCACCCCAGTTATTAGCTATAGCCTTATTCAATCTATCATGAATTGCATCATATAGATAGTTGTATGGCTTCATCATATCTACTAAACTGAAAGGTCTTCCTTGATTTAAGTTATAGATTGAACCTACAATACCAAAGTGACATCTTGATGGATTAGAAAGTCTGTTATATTGAACTAATCTTGGTCTCATATTAACAAATATCTCATTACCAATCATAGTTCCTTCCCATGCTTCATTAATCCACATTGAGTATTCTTCTTCACCTCTGGCCTTGTTAATCACATAATCTTCTGGATAGAAGTTAAACTCTTCTTCACCTGTTTGTGGATTATATGACTTAACTTTCTTAATCTTTCTCTTACTCTTCCAATATACTCTAAGTACTCTTAAGTTACCAGCTAAATCATAAGGAAGTAAAGAAGTACCTACACTTTCAGGGAATAAGTTAGCAGGGTCAAAGTAAAAGCCATCTGATGCAGTGACTTCATCACCAATCATATTAGCATTAACAAAGCCATATCTTTCATCAATATTATCCATGCTATCCACTGTGTTCTGACCTATATGGTCTGGCAGAGTTTCAATGTATTTAATATCCTTAGCTGTAAGGACATCATAATAGGTATCAATAACTCTTCCTGGACTCCAATAATCTTCAAGGATAATAATATCAGCATCTTCTATTCTATTGCTATAACCAGACTTGAAGATTCTTACTTTAAGAGGGTTTAATCTTTCAAGTACAGGCTCACCACCTACTATATCACATTGATATATTTCTTCACCTACTGCCATAGCATCCATAAACCCTTCATTAAACATAAGAGGAATATCATACTCCTTGATATAATGGTTAAGGAGTGCATTAGCTCTTATCTCTTTAAGGTCTTGCCATTCATAAGTATAGTAATCATTAATCTTCTCAAGCTTTTCATTGAATTCATCTTCACTTTGTGAAGTATCACTCACCTCTTCTTGAAGTCTCTGTAATAACTCATTCTTCTTATTGTTCTCTATTTCTGAGATAGCTAAAGGATTAGTTACAACTACTCTAAAGTCAAATACTCTCTTACTTTCCTCACCTCTAAGAAGGTTTAATTTGGACTGCATAATTGGATAATGTTGTATCCTATCAGGAATAAACCCAGCTTTCAAATCATCAGGATTCAATATTAGTTGCATATCTTGCATATTTAATTTCCCACGAAGCAAGTTATAGTTTATTTGCTTATGTATGACTGACTTCCTAACTAATGAGTAATTAAAAAATGTCTTATTATTTCCCCACAACACGCAGTCTTTGCGCCACTTTTTAGTTTTCTGAGAGTATGGCAACATTTGTCGAGGGAAATTGGCAAATTGGTTATCCATTATTTACCTCCTTCCTTTCATATTTCCATCTGTATCCATAAGCAGTTTTATTGAAATTTCTACATGCTCTAGATATGTTTGGGTTTCTTATATCTATATTAAAATTCATATTAGCTTCACTTAATGATTTATATCTTTTAATGAATATACCATCTATAGAGAAACACAAGACTGGTACACTTTTAGACCTGCTTACAGCAGAGTAGATTTTATCTCTCTGTTCAGCAGTTAATGTTGGTTTCTTATTTATATATTTACCTTCTGCTTTAGCTCTTTTAAATCCTTCCTTCTGATTTTTGAGAATTAAATCTCTTTTAGTTTCCCAAGTTCTTTTCATCTTTTCAGAGTGAAACTTTCTTTGTTCATCTGTAAGATGTCTCATTGGATTAGCATCTCCAACATTCTTTCCTTTTCCAGCCTCACTTATCTTTCTTCTGATATAAGAATTCATAGAAGAAGCACCTTGTCCACCATCTGCTACATTATAGCAAATATTCTTCTTTCTATATCTAGTTATAAGTTTGGATTCTATCTTACAAGCAGTCTCTTTAGGTAAATTTTTAAAGAGAACTATGTGTTCAAATCCATCCCAACCATATTTATTTAAAGCTCTAGTGAATACTACATTTCTTCTGTACTCCCTACCTTTTCGCCATCTAAGTTCAGGATTAGTATGATGTGTTATTCCTACATATACCTTATTATTAATATTATTAATATGAAGATATACTATATATTTCTCCTCTCCCATAAATACTTCTATTAAACACTTGCAAAAGTAAGTAAAATAATCCACCTATGCAATAGTATAAGCGGATTATTTAGACTTACTCACATTCTTTACTAAATTTACTGTCTCCTTACAGCCCATTGAGAGCCTTTGTATAACCTATTATCATAGTTGTCTGAAAAGAACTTATCATTACCAAGATAAGTCTTATCATTAGCCTCAACTCTCTCTTGACTAAAGTCCCCTTGATATTGTATAACCATGAATTCTCTGTATAACATTAGGGCAGTCATAGCTGAAACTCTATCATAGTTACCTAAAGATTCCCATTGAATAGACTCTTGAATGAGTGCTCTACTCTTCATGGTATATAGTCTTGGAACCATCATTTCAGTCTGTTCACCATCTACTATTTGTATAATAGGAACAGGTGTAAGTAACCAGTTTCTATATAACAATCTACCATAACTATTGATAAACTTATTGGCTGTGTAACCCTTACTGTTATTGCCAACCCCAGGTACTTTTGTTATCTCTTTATCTTTCAAGTACTCCAGCCTGTCACTAAGTAAGTATAAAGAGTTCATTCTATTAAAGTATGCAAATAGACCTTTCTTGTTATTTTCATAGTTATCTCTTGCATTATAGAACATTAGAAGTAACCTCAATTGCTCATAATAATCATCAGCAAATGTAGGTCTGCCAGTATATTCAGCTACTATTTCATCAGTCCACAAGTCTAATATGAAAGTAGATTGAAGTGATAGAGATTCTTTAGCATCATCATCATCTACAGGGTCAGTACCTGCAATATACCTATTATAAGGAACATTGCCACTACTGTCTTTCTTAGGTAACTGGAATATCTCTATACCTCCCTCAAGCTTATTATCCTTATGTGGGAATTCTCTAATAACATTCACATCTGATGGTACAAAGTCTGGCTTACCATTCTTAATTACCATTCTACCTGTATAAACATCATCATAGATATTAGGATTAGCATCAAGCTCATTCTTCCTGTCACTTAACTGTGCAGCAGGGAAGAGAGAAGATTCCTTTCTCATAATAGCTTCTTGAATAGTCAAAGGTCTCTCAGCTACTACCTGAGTTAGTCTGGCAGGGTCAGTAGAGTTATACTTAACTGTGTATCTCTTCATAAGAATATCAAGTATAGTAGCTACTACATCTGATACTCCATTCTCATTATAAAAACCACCTCTATTTAAGTAAGCTCCAAAGAAGAATACAGTCTCACCTTTGCCATTAGCATTCTTGTCATAGATATTAGGCAGTGCATAGATGTTGTAACCTCTTGGATTATAAAGCATCTGTAGAATACCATAGAAGTTAGAACCTTCTGAACCTCCAGTACCAATACCTATTTGCTGACCCCATGTCTCTTTACCTTCTCTAACAGAAGGTTCATTAGTAGTCCAAGCCACTTGAAACTTAGGGAACTTACCTATCTCTTCATATATAATTCTAGCTGCTCTACTACCTCTAGCCTTCTCTGGGTTATCATTAGTTGTTACTCCAAATACACTATTTCTAGTTCCTTTCTTAAGCCCAGTTTCAGCATCAAGATAACCCATTTCCCAAGTCATCTTATCAAGTGAAGAGTATATTCTTCTAGCTGGCCACTGCATTAACTCTGCATTCAAGTCAGCACATGCTTCAAACTTCTTTAGAGTACCATCCTTATCACTAAGAGTGCCCTTTTCAGCAGCTAATATGAAAGCATTTACCTTCTTATTATAGTTCTCATTCTCACCAACTATGAAATCTTTACCTAACATAGAAGCACAAGAGAATGACTTTGATGCACCTCTAGTAGCTATCTGAATAGCATCTTTGCCGCCATCCCAATCATATAATCCACCATATCTTGCTTGATGTACATAATGGAACCACAGATATGCACCCTCCCATGCTTTAGGAGTAGATGTTACTCTGTTTACAGCTTTCTTCTGACCTTCAATCTTCTCAGTAAGTTCAATAGGCATGTAATTCAAATAGAAATACATATCACCTGTAATCCATTCACCATCAGAAGGTCTAACCATACCATACCAACACCTTTGAGTTTCTCTTCTCAACCACTTCATATAGTCTGAATTAGGATTACCATTAGGTCTAAGGTCAGTATATTTACCAGTCTTTTTCTTATGTAAAGCTGTCTCTCTAAAGTAGTCCATATCCTCAAGGATATGAGGGTTAAGTAAATCTACAATTATCTTACCCTCATTATCCCTAGGCATATCTTTAGCTCTTCTCCTCTTAGGAGAAATAAGCCTTTTAATAAACTCCACATTATTCACATAATCAAAGAACTGTTCTTGAACTTCTTTAGGGTATCTTTCAAGTAACTCATCAGTGATTGGTGTTTGGAATTCATTAGTTTCCAATAGTATCTTCATTGTATTCTCCCTTTACTATTTTATCAAATATGTCAGTGTTTACTATCCCAAACAGTGTTTTAACTACTTGTCTTTCAAGGTCTAAAAGTACCTCTTCTTCTTGAGAAGATACTAATCTACCTTGATAACTATGAGTAGTTAATATATAGTTTGTTGGTCCATTGACTACAAATATCTCTACTATTGCAACCTTATAAGCTTTAAAATGCTCAGAAGGTTCTATGTGTCTTTTCAGTACTAGAAAGGATTTAGCTTCTAGGAGCTTAGATTTTCTAATATCCTCTATATACTGATTTAGTGATTCTACTACATCTTCTATTCTCATACCTTATATCTCCATTTATATCCTGCTGCTGTTTTATATCTACCTTTTAGGCAATTTGATATTGAGCCTGTACCACAACCTAGACTGTTAGCTGCATCAGATACACTATTAAACTCAGCTAATATCTGTCCATTTTTAGTTAATTGAATCACTGGCCTTCTAGCAGAAGAATGTCTCTTATTTACTTTATCTAATTTATCTAATATATTATCACCTTCTTTAAGAAATACATATCCTTTTGCTTGAGTTATATTATACTTATTACTTAAAGCCATAGTTATATTAGTTTCGGGTATACCTAATTCTATACTTGCTTTATGAATTGAAATATATGCTCCTACATAATTTCCACCTGTGTCATATACTATTATAGGTATTCTTTTAGAAATACCTAATTCTTCATACCCATCAGATATATTATAACTGACTCCTAGGCTTTTATACTTCTTAATCAGGGTACTTTCTATCTCTAGAGCTTCTCTATTTGACAAACCTTCATATAATATGTTATGCTCAAAATTATCCCACCCATATTTCTTAATAGCCCTAAAGAATATAGTATTCTCTCTATAACCACTACCTCTCTGCCATCTAACCTCAGGTATTTGAGAGGTAATTCCTATGTATCTCTTATTATTAAAAAGATTAACATGCTCATATACTATAAATTTTAATTCCATAATTGCTTAATTTACAGTTAGTTACTAAAGCCCATCCTCCAATATAGTCTTTTCTTTCTGACCTCTCATCTTGTTACTTTCTACTATCTCTTGAGCTACTATTCTTTCAGCTTTCATTAAGTCCTCAGCTAATGAGGGAACTAACTTAATAGAGGAAGTTACAGTGTTAAGAGGGTATTTAGGCTTATTCTTATCATCCTCAGCAGTAAGGTCTATATCTCTTAAATATTTCCTTAACTTATCAACTGCTACTCTAGTGTCTTCTAATAGAAGAGATGATGTAGTAATTACTGAGTCTCCATAAGACTTCATCGCTTCTTGTACTATCTTATCAGGTTTCCAATTCTTAGGTAAACCTTCTTCGAGTACTATCTTCTCTGACCTATCAGCTAAGTCAGTCAAGTAAGAATAAGTACTTCTAGGGTCAACCATAAAGTAGATATAGCCTAACTCAGCTAGTGCTCTTTCCTTGCTTTGGGTCTTATCTCTATTCCATAAAGTTCTAATGCTCTTTATAACAAGGGCTTCTGGCTCTATAGTAAGAGTATAGCCTTCAAATTTCATTAATCTCATAGGTATATAAATTAAAAAGCCCAGCCTATTCATTAGGCTAGGCTTGTTATTAGTTTAATTCAAGTCTGGGTTTACCCTTAAGGTGTTCCTCAGTAACAATTGTAGGATTGGAGTCAAAGTCTTCAACTTCTTCATATTCCTCAACTACATAATCAACATCTCTGTCTTGTAATTTCAAGTAAGGTTTACCATCAAGTTCAATGACATCAAATTGATACCTCATCTCTGATGAGTATTCCTCCATACCAGTCTTTAATGAGTCTGGTTGATTAGGCTTTCTCACTTGTACAGGCTTCATAAATCTTGTAGGGTCAATATGTACTAAATCACCTACTTGAATACCATTCACATGTGGGCCTACAGCTACTACTGTCTGGAACTCATCAATTGATTTCTTAATCTTTCTTCCATCAATTAAGCTAGTTCCTTTGATATACATATCCTTTTCCTCAAGCATGTTCATGGTTGTAATCAAACCAGTGAACTGAGGTCTAACTTTCTTTATTACTTTCATTTCTTATTCTATTTATGTACTTAAATCTTTCTTTAACTCCTTTCATCCTCTCATAAGTGCAAGTAAGTTTGCCTAGGGAGGGTATGTTAAAGTTACTTCTTAACTTGTTAAAGTCCTCTTCACTCAAGTCTTCTCTCAAAGGCAAGTCTGTAATAGACTGCCTTATAAATAACCAATAGGACTCATAAGCCTCCTTCACTACTTCCAAAGGAAGGTTCAGCTCCTCAGATACTCTCTTTAATATCTCTTGATAACTCATTGAATATCAAATAAAAGCATTAGTTTAAATGAACCATTTTCATCAGTGATATTAGGTATGAACCTTGGATTTATCCTATTATCTATGATGACTTTGTTCCTTCTCAGCTTTCCCATAATCACTTGAAAGTGAGCAAGAGTTATGTTACTCTCTTCTCTTACTTTCTTCTTTGTATCTTCTGACATTACTACTTTATCAAGTATATCAGAGTCTGATATTACCTTACTAAGTAGGTATCTTTCATAAGTAAAGGCAGTGATTACATCAATCTCTCTATCAGTTAACTTGTGAAAAGGCTTTAAGAAAAGGAACCAATACCTAAATAATATCTTTAGGTTACATGGTATTCTAATTACATTATTAACTTCCATCTTTCTAGTACTCCTCATAGTGAATTAGCCTATGACAGTTGGAACATACCAACATACATTTAGATAATTCCTTTTCCTGTTTATCTCTACTCATCCTTAGCACAGTAGAAGGACTATACTCTTTACTTTCAGAATCTATATGATGAAAATCAAAACATGAAGCATTCTTTCCATTGTACTCAAGCCCACAAACTACACATTTGCTACCTTTCAACTTAATGGCTTCTACTTTATTTTCTTTTCTCCTCTCTATTATTCTTCTGTAATACTTATCTCCCCTCTCTTGTCTTAAGAGATTAATCTTTTCAAGGTTGCTCTTCTTATAATTGGCAACTCTCTTCTTTATAGATTCTTTGTTACTTTGATAGTAAAGAGTACCTTGCTTAGAAATCTTCTCCTTATGCTTAAGGTAGTAGTTCCTATTATATTCTTTAATCTTCTCTTTACTGCTACCTGACATTATTCTTCTGGTGTTTCTTGCTCTGGTTGAGTCATTAAGAACTCAATCTCTTGAGCACATTTACCCTTGAACTCAGTAGTAAGATACTTGTTATCTTCTGTGACTACTTTGAATAGATAATCTAATCTCTTAAATAGATTGGTCATATTCATTTCCTCAATAACACCTCTCAATTGCTTATTCTCTTCAAACAACTTTCTGTCTTGTTCAGACATTTGGTGCAACATACCAACTAACTGCTCTCTAGTTAACTCTTGAGGAGCATCTTGCTTGCAACCACCAGTAGTGCAAGTACCTTCAATCTTTAATTCTTTTTCCATTCTACTCTTATTTTTTAGTTACATAACTACCACCATATACAGTTCCATACTTCTTCTCCCATGTATGTATATCTGTTTTGGCTGTTTTAGTGCAGCCACACTTATCACAGTATGGTTGACCATTTACATCTCTTATTGCAAGAGATAAACAATGTGTGCAGTATTCTACAGGTTCATTGTTATAATCAGATTGCTTGTCCTGTAAGTCTTCCATAAATATTCTTCTTAGTCTCATTCATTACTCTACTATGAGTACCTTTTCTAGTAGAGGTATTAGCTCTGTTATTAAAAGGTCTCTTAGGTACAAGAGTACCAAACTTAGTTACATTACCTCTTCTCATTGCTCTTGCAACTGACTTATACTTAGTTACAGCTTCAAAGATAATCAAATTCTTTAGAATTTCAGGTCCTGCAACTAACACTTCTCCCATTTCTCTTTCCATGTTTTCAATAAATTTACTTGTAATACACTAGAACATACTGACCTCTTTCACTAAGAAGAGACACTATATTCTCTCTTTTAATTTCTAACTCATTAGCTCTTTCTACAATGGCTCTAATGCTGTTCTCAGCAAATGCAGTCATATATGTAGATTTAACTTCTTCTTTCTCTCCCATAGCCATATTGCTTTTAGTTTTTAATAGGGGGCAAGCTCTGACTTGAACAGAAACTTGTGGTTATGAGCCACATGTGATAGCCATTTTCACCAACTTGCTAGAGCAGATAGAGAGACTCGAACTCTCATCTAAAGATTGGAAATCTCCAACACTAACCTTTGTGCTATATCTGCATTTGAGAAGATTTGGTAACTGGTACTTCTCCCTGCTAGTATCACCTTACCTAGCACCTTCCTTCACATCTCACTAGGGAAAAAATGATAAAAACCTAGTTTCCATTGAGCCAAGGAATGTTACTCTGTCACTGAATGGAATACAGCTTTTAGTAACTTCTTTCTCTTTTATAGTGCAGTATGAAAACATATAGTAATCAAGTGCACTGAGATCACTAGTATGGTCTAATATCACACAAGCTGAATAAGTACTTATATTGATTAATCTCTTGAATGAAAGTCTCACATTCAGACTTAATACCAACATAGACTGTTTCTTGAGGAATTTTATTATAAAAAGCTAGTGTATTATTTCTAACTTCTTCAATAAAGTCCATTGCATTTAGTGAATCACTAGGGATTCCTTTAATAACATTAGGCTGCATTTTACCTAATATTCCCATATAGCCTTCTGCTAGAATGTCTTGAAAATCTTCAACTTTCTCTAAGAAGTCATCTAAGTAAACATGAATATTCTTCTTAGGTGCTGCCCAGTGAAGATTCTTACACTTTGTCTTATAACCTTCTAATTTGTTTATAAAGTTAATGAAGAATTCTGCACCATTAAATGGTGATTCATCCACTTCATTATCCTCAATTGGAGTTAGTAAACCATATTCCATATATCTCTTTGTTTTGATGTTACAAAGGTATGTATTTTAATTGAACTATACAAGTAAATCACATACTTTTTATTGTTAAATAATGTTGTAGTAGGAAGCAAGGGAGTCGAACCCTTAGAAGTATTTCTACTTATGGAGCCTAAATCCATTGTGTCTCAACCAGTTGCACCAGCTTCCCTTGTATTACTATAGTTATGAGCTTGCATGTGACAGTTAGCACATAATATTTGAATGTTAGATAAATCATTATTATAATGATTAAAATCTATATGATGTAGCTCTAATGGTATTGGTCTCCCCATCCATTCTGATAATCCACAACACTCACATTTATTCTCTTTTATTCCATCTTCTATGAGTCTTCTTCTCTTTCTTGAGTTAGATATATTAATGTTAGCTAGTAGTTCTAATGCACTCTTTTTACCAACTATTGTCTTATGTCCACTAGCTCCTTGATTGCCTGAGTAGCTTATATCTAACTTTTTGTAATATCTATTGAGAGTCTGCACTTTACACCCAAGTCTTCTAGCTATCTCAGCATTAGATTCTTGATTGTTTATCCATTCAAGTATATCTTCTTTTCTATCTAATATATCTAATCTCTTTCTCATATTTAATATTTTAAGTGGGAACTTCTGAAATCGAATCAGAGCCTTGGGTTTTTCAGACCCACGTGCAAACAACCACCTACACCAAGTACCCATTATTGGAAGTCTGCATGTAACTACAGACTATTACTCTTCCCTGACAAGGAGAAGAAACCAAAGTGGGCACAGAGAGACTCGAACTCCCCTACTCCAAAGTCCATTACATCAATTTGATAAAGGAGGGCAGATTTACAGTCTGCTGATGTTATGTACCCATTATATTTGTTTCCCCATGAGGAATTGAACCTCACCTCATAGATTAAAAGTCTATTGCCTACACCTGTCTGCTATAGGGGAATATGTACCTCCACTAAGAATCGAACTTAGAATCTTCTCCTTAAGAGGGAGCAGCTTTAACCATTCAGCTATAGAGGCATTTAATTGTACTGAGGGTAGGATTTGAACCCACTATCTTATGGATATAAGCCATCTGCATTTACCACTTGTGCTACCTCAGCATATTGGGGTGTTAGATGGGATTTGAACCCATACCCTCCTGATTCACAGTCAGGACTTCTGACCAATTAAAATACTAACACAGTTCTGATAATAGGACTTGAACCTATAACTACTGCCTTATGAGAGCAGCCTTCTACCTATTGAAGTATATCAGAATATAAGTTGGTACACACAGAATTGAACTGTGATTGCATCCTTATCAGAGATGTTTCCTAACCTTTAGAAGATGTACCAATTTAAGCTGAGTCAGCAGGATTTGAACCCACAACAACTGGTTTTGGAGACCAGTGTTCTACCAATTGAACTATGACCCAGTATAAGTCTTTCTACTTGCATCAGTAGGATTAACTACTGATAAATTTACCTCTGTTCTATCTACATGTTCTACCTCTTTATCTTCAAATTCAAGAGTAAACAATCCCTTTTTAGCATCAAACTTCTCCTTTGCATCTTTAAGATTCTTCTCTACTTGCCTTACATATGACCTAGCTTTATCTAAATCGTCTTCTAGTTGTAGTATTCCATAGTATTCTTCTATGATAGAATCTTTAGCTTCATCATTCATTAACCAAGGATAGTGAAATATTACATCCTTAACTCTATTCTTATCTTCTACTGATACTTTCATGTTTAATTCTTTTTAATTTGCGGGGGTAGAAGGACTTGAACCTCCAACCTTGTGGTTAACAGCCACCTGCTCTGACCAATTAAAGCTATACCCTCATTATGTTGCTCCTATAGGATTTGAACCTATGACCTTTGGTATGTAACACCACTATTCTTGACCACTGAACTAAGGAGCAGTGCAGGGCACTTAAGGTGTACCCTAGACCTGTGAACTAAAAACTCTAACATTATGAAAACATGAAAACAAGTGGATACATGTGGGACTTGAACCCCAACTTCACAGTGCAAATGTGATGTGTTAGCCAATTACACTACATGACCCATTTGTAGAGTAGAGAAGACTCGAACTTCCAATTTCTGCATCCCAAATGCAGGGGGTTGACCAATTACCCAACTACTCTATATTGCGGAGGATATAGGATTTGAACCTATACATCCTTTCAGACTACTCACTGTTTAGCAAACAGTTCCCTTACCATTAGGGTTAATCCTCCAACTTTAAGTAAAGACCACAATGACAAGTATCATGTTCTCTATAATCAGAACAAGGACATTTCTTATCTTCACCTGTATTATGGCAGGGGCACTCACCATTATTAATCTCACATCTCTTTAAGATAGCATTTACCACCTTATCATTAGGGTTGAGACACCAACCTTCTTTTCTAAATATCTGTACCATTACTTAACTTACTAATCTTTCTATCTAAATACTTACTGTACAGCAGGAATGCAACACCTATTAGATATACTCCAAATGGTACTGAGAGATACATTGGAATTAGTATTGGGTACTTGAATATTAGTGATATTCCTTGTAGCTGAGCATTAACTAATACTCCTAGTAATGCTATTAAGGCATATATGGTAAAGCTGCCATACTTATCATCACATTTATCTCTAACATACCTCAAACTTTTTAATCTCTTTTCCTCTGGAGTTAGCTCCTTTATTTCACAAGTAGAAGGTTTTAGTATTACTGTTCTATTAGGGTCCAGTATTCTACTACCATACATTACATACTTTAAACTATTCATGTTTTTCCTCTTTGCGGAAGAGGTGGGACTCCAACCCACACACCATTTATATATGGTTACTGGTAGTTTTCAAGACTACTGCCTTAGCATTAGGCTTACTCTTCCAGTTAGTTGCAAGTAGTGGATTTGCACCACTGATGTCTCCCCTATACTGGGAGTGAGGTTACTACTTCTCTAACTTGCTAAACCTTGATTGACATTGATTACATTCTCTTATTGCACTCAAGAATCTTTCAGAACCAAGGGTGTTAAGCATTGCAAGATACTTAACAGTAACTCCTTGCATAGTTACCTTTGCAGTCTATGAGGGAATTGAACCCTCCATCTCCACATTGACAGTGTGGCATGTTGAACCTCTACACCAATAGACTATTATGTATTGGGTATGGGATTTGAACCCATATTGACCACCTTGAAAGGGTGGTGACTTAACCAATTTGTCCAACCCAACATTTAAAAAATAACCACTCCTATCTTCACAGACCAGAGTGGTCTAAAAACATGAAATCCAATTTATCCCATTGTAGTTCATTTACATTATGAAACAGAAAATCCAAGTACAGGGAGTGAGACTCGAACTCACAAGGTCATAAAGACAATAGTTTAGAAGACTATTACGCTTCCATTACGTTCTATCCCTGCTTATATCTATAATAATATCTTGCTCCATTTTTATTTTTAGACTTATAAGTATCTAATTGAGAGTCACAATTAGGACATATACATCTAAGGTTATCTCTTCTATTGTTTGAAGCATTTCCATCTATATGGTCTACTATAAATACCAATCTCTTTTCATTCCATATAGGAGATATACCACATATATCACATTTATTTCCCTGCTCCTTTAATATATCCTCTCTGAATAAAGAGGGAGAATAATTAGCTCTCATTATTGAGCTATCTCCTACTTTTATCTTGTTGTATGCCTCTTTATGTCTAGCTAATTGCTGACATTTGTGAGAGCAGTAATGGTTAGAATTAGACTTCCTTAACTTGTACTCCCTCCCACAAGTCTTACAGGTATTCATATTAACTTTAACTAGACCTTTATTAAAATTCTCTGAGTTATTTATAACTCTCCTTTTAGGCAATTCCATTCCAAATTTCAGTGCTCTTTTCTTTATAGCATTGCCTGACACATTAAACATCCTTCCTATTTCTTCATAGGATTTTTCCTCTTCTAATATTAATCTCTCTAAAGTTTCTTTATTATTTTCTATCATATCTATTAATCAACAGTTACCCCAGCAGGAATTGAACCTACATTATATGAGCCAAAATCATATGTAATAACCCTTTATACTATGGGGCAGTATCTCTTATCAAGAGACTCTGCAAAGGTAAGTAAAATTATTGATATATGCAAATAAAATGCAATATATTTTAGTTAACAAATGTCAAGCCACTGATAATCAAGTTAGTCTGTAGCACTAGAAGAGTATTAACAAGTGGCTTGTCCACTTAAATACATGACATCATACCTTAAGTCCTGCTAACTTATTAGCCCAAGCTTCTGTATAGAAGTGATAATAGTTAGCATCTTTACACTTATTCTTATGTAATGCAACATGTATTATTGATGGAATACCTACTACAATAGGGTATAATGGACCTAGTATTTTACTCTGCTTAACATGACCTGTTTCATGCTGAATTGTCTTTGATAAATCACTGTATCTTTGATATACAAATATGTATTTACCAAGAGTAACTCCACCATTACTTCTTTTTAGGTATATACTATACCCAGAGTCTGCATTTATATTTGATATTATATCATTCTTAATAGCATTCTTATAGATTATACCACATAGATTCTGTGGTAGTTGCCATATCCAATCTTCTATAAACTTCCAAACTTTCTTCATAGTTATATAGTTTAGTGTCTAATATTTCATTGCTTTGCAAAGGTAAGTATAATAAATAACATGTGCAAGTAATTATAAAAGTTTAACTAAGTGAGTTAAGGTAGGGGGAGTGTTAGACCTAACTTCTAATTTTTTTTTTTAGAATATTTATCTATGTGAGTATCAATTACTCATTACACCCCCATAGACTTTGAATTTGGGGACCCTCCCCCTCCTAGTTTAAAGGAGATTGCTTATTACTCTTTCTTAGTATTTGAATCATTAAAACTATATTATTATGAACAAGAATCTAACTATCACAGTTCTAACAATCATGCTTGTATTAGCTATGATTACATTAAATCACATGACTCATAGAGTTGATGCTGCAAGAGAGTATATTAAAGCCCTTGAGTCTACATATCCTGATTATGTGGATACTGTATCAGGTGGTGATGCTTATAGTGAATGGTATAACTATTAATCATCATTACTCTTCCTTTGTATTTGAATTAACTAACATTTGAACCTTTTGGTGCTTAGGTCAACCATACTTATATTATGAATATCTTTGCAAGTTTACAAGTTTATGCAGGTAAGTGGAGTGTTAAATCTACAAGAGCATTTGATGCTGAGGAAATCAGTGCTGTTAAGTCAGCAGTTGTTGTGCCATCACAGTATGGTAACTCAGTTATGTTTACTATGGTTGCTGGTGGTCAGACCTACATACCATTGTCTAATGATGCCACTGTTGCTGTTGGTGAGCCTATTGACTTATCTAAGGCACAGTTAGTTACTTTGTCTAAGGATGGTGAGTCAGATATTGTGAGAGTGAGCATTTAATTAATGTTTATCAAAGTTAAGTGAGGTTAATCCTCACTTTTCTTTTTATCTAGTAGGTAGGAGCAATGCAACAAACTCTGATGTCTCACCTAATACAACTAATAAGATATAAATAATATATATATATA